TGATGTTGAGCGACACCGTGATCTTGGGGACCACGTCGAAGGCTTGAGGGATCACCTCGAAGATGGGGAACAACTGGGTCAGTCGCTCCTCCACCGCAACGGTGATCCGGTCCCGAACCTCCTGCGAGAGCAGGGATGTCACGTCGATTTTGTCTTTGTTCATAGTAGTATTGTTTTGTTAGGTTAGTTTTGTTCGGAGCGATTGCTCCCTGCAAGACACCCCGGCAAAGTTGGTTGTAACTTTACCGGGATGCCCTGACAGGAGGAATCAACAGTTGTTGAAGATGGCAACCTTGCCGTCGTCCGTGCCGACCGAGTTGTATTCGTAGCAGAGGGTTCGATCCCATGCCGCCTGCCCGTCGATCACAATCCACGAAGCGAGGTTGAAATCGACTGCCCCGGTCTCGTTGGCGAGGTGCTCCGCGAAGGAAGCCTCGTCATCGAAGGTGCCCGCATAACAGCCCCTCGCATTGCTCAGGGTGCCGTCATCGAAGTCGTAGCCGTGCGCCTCGCAGTAGTAGCGGACGAGATCCGCTTCCTCGTCGTCGAGCCCGAGGAACTCCCAGAGATCGGAAGACTCGGTGACCTTGGTCCCGGTGAAACCGAGATCGTAGTTTTTGTCGTCCACACAATCGACCTTGAGGTCGAAGAGATCGATGTCGAACTCCTCGTCGATGTCGAACTCCTCCTCGGAGTCCTCGTCCTGCCGGTCCTGCCACGCTTCACGGAGGTCGTCCTCCGCATCATGCTTCAGGTTTTCGACAAGGTTGTCCCAGCCATCGAACTGGTCGAGATGCACGAGGTAGCTCGCGCCAGAGAGGGTTGCCAGAATAGTGAATGTTGCGTTCATAGTAGTATTGTTTTGTTAGGTTAGTTTGAATCGGAGGTCCGTTTGGATTGCTCCCCGCAGAGCACCCCAGCAATTGCCGGGATGACCTGACGGGAACGATCAGAGATCGTGAATTCTGCCACGTCGTTGGAAATCGCGCAAGGCATTCCCCAAGGAATCATTGTAATCCCCGTTGTCGAGCCCCTCGAACTGGGAGTTGAAGGTGTGGACCACGTAGTCCCCTTGAACGTTCCTGTGAAGCACCACGCAGAAGTAGTGATCGTCAGGGTGGTTCGAATAGGGCTTCGTTGCCAGCACCGTGGAACCCCTTCTCGTGGCATAGGAGATCGCCTTGGCGATCGTCTCGGAGAGACGGTCCTCGACGGAGGGCGTGACGTTGGAATCGGATGTCGTGCTCATAGTAGTATTGTTTTGTTAGGTTTGATCGAAGTGGAGTGGAAACTCCCCTCGCTCCACCCCGGAGGTGTCTGGGATGGAGCGTCGGGAATCACCGGTCAATTGTCCGGGTCCTCTTCCGAGACGGCGAAGGATTGCGCAGTCACGAGAGGCGTCTGAGGGGCGGAGTCGATGAAGAGGTAGGCTTTCTGCCACCGGATGCCGAGTCCCTGCCGTTCCTCGTCGGTCACGTCAAAAACGTAGCAGTCGAGGTTCTCTTCCGAGTCGGGTTCGTAGAACGTCCCACGGTCCCCGATTTTGAGTTCACGGTAGAAGTGCTCAGCGACATCGCATCCGAACTCTGCGAACCCCTTGTCGGGAGTCGGCACTTGGGACGAAAGCCCCTCGTGGAGCGAGCCGTTTGCCTCGTGCCAAGCTTCGAGTTCGTCGATCTCCTCGCCGATTTGTTCGAGGAGGAGTTCTTGCAGGACTTCGAACGCTTCCGTGGTGAAGCCTGCCAGTTCCGGGTTGCTGGCGACGAACTGACGTTCGAGCCCTTCCACGTAGGTCTCGACCCATGCCGGAGTCCACTCCCGCCAGTCGGCGAGGTGTCCCGCGTGAGTCGAGCCGTCCTCCCCTTGCTCAGCGGCGTCCGCAATCCAGAATGCCCTCTCGGGGTCCTCGATGCAGAGTTCCTGAAACTGGGATTGCCGGAACTCGACGTGAGTCGGGGAACCGAGGAATATATCAAGTAGTTTGCTCATAGTATTATTGTTTTGTTAGGTTAGACTTCGCGTTGCTCGTCAGAGCTTCGCGTTTCAGCTTTGATCGGAGGTCCGTTTGGATTGCTCCCCGCAGAGCACCCCAGCAATTGCCGGGATGACCTGACGGGAGAAATCACAAGGCAATCCGCTCCTTGTCCGGGGTCCACTCGGGATCGGGCTCGGGGAAGATGACCGTGGTGATGCTGGGGAAGACGACTCTTTCGTCCTTCTCCGGTTGACTGGGGTCGTGGTGATAAGCGGTCAGACCTCCACACTTGCGAGACCTGCCGAAGACCCTGACATCCTGCTCAGGGATGTTGTCCTCGTGGTCCGCTCGCTTGTGAGCGACCACATCGACGCATTGCGGGGGACCACCGGGCCGGTATTGCAAGAAGGCGAGAGTCGCCAACCTGCCATCCGAGGTGCGGACGGTGAGCGTGCAGTTCTGATCCGGGAGGTGAACGCAGAGGTGCGGGACGTTATTGAACGTCGCGAAGCCGAGGGCTTCCGCCTCGCCGGGAAGGTTCCAGTTCTGATCGGGTAATTTCATGATATTATTGTTTTGTTAGGTTAGCTTTTGATCGGAGAGACTGGTCTCAGAATCTCCCTGCAAGACACCCCGGCAAAGTTGGTTGTAACTTCACCGGGATGCCCTGACAGGAGACGCTCAGCGTTGACTGCGAAGCTTGAAAGCTTCCACCCAGTCGAGGGCGGCAGCTTTCCATGCCTGCCACGAGATGAAGGCGTTTTCCGCGAAGAGGGCGGCGAGGTCCTCGTCGGGAGTCGCGGCAACCCGGTCGGCGTGCTTCCCGATAGCGTCGAGAGCAAAGCACTGGGTCAAGACCCCTCCTCGCGGAGCGGTTTCGGATACCCTCGCGAAGAACTCCACGTTGGTCTCGCCCCCGCAATTCTCGTCAATCTTCACCGAGGTCACCGCCCGCTTGCGGGAGAAGAACTCGTGGATCTCATCATTCAATTCCCAGACATCGATTTTGTCGTCGTCCACTTCAAGGGTGATGGTAAGCTTGGTCATAGTATTATTGTTTTGTTAGGTTAGTGGAGTTTCGTCTTAGAATCTCCCTGCAAGTCACCCCCACGATTGCGGGGATGACCTGACAGGAGACGCTCAGCTTTGGAACCCGGCGAGGTCCCGTTCGGAGTCGTGTTTGGTTGCCGTCCGGGGAGACCGTGGCGAGGTGGTGATCGATGACGCTTCTCGCCTCTTGAGCGAGGTAGCTGTCGTCGTCCCGTGCCGACTCTTTTTCGCCGAGGTAGTAACCCCAGCAGGAGTCGTCGATCTCGTCGAGGTCCTCGTCGGCGTCCTCGTTCTCGTCGGAGATTGAGATCGTGTAACCGTAGACGCGCCCCGTGAGGTAGTCGTCGTAGGTGCTCACGGTGGACCGGAGACAGGCTTCCGCCCGCTCCCGGTCACCGCCGAACTCGGAGTCGATTTCTTGCTTTGTCAGGACAGCATAGCCGACCTGACCGGAGTCCCACGGGCAGTGGAACGGGCAGTGGAACGGGCGGCAGGAAATCGTGATCCCGGAGTGATCGTAGAGGTAGAGCGGGAGGGAACAAGTCCTCGCCGAAAGCGTCTTGCCAGTCCTCGATAGACTCGAATTCCCGGACCTCGTCGGTCAGAGATTTTGAGGCACTTGTCAGGGTGATCCGGTCAGCCCGGACCAACTCGACGATTGTCAGCTTCGTCCAATTGAACGGCTGAGAGATACGGGTTGCCACGTATTGCTCGATTGCATCTTGCTCGGTAATCATATTGTTTTGTTAGTGTAGGTTAGATTGAAATGGAGGGAAACTCCCTGCTGCCCTGACAAAACTTTGTGGTTCTGCCAGGGCAGGGTGGGAACTGCCATCAGGCGTCGATCACGTTGAGGACGCCAAGGGGAGGATTGGCGATTCTGCCACCGGAGGGACCACGGGTCCCGTCGATGTAGTCGAACCAAAGGCCCCGGTCGAATCGCGGGTTCTGCGACTGGCAGAAGTCCGCGATTCGGTGAACGTCCAGACGCCACTGGAGGATTTTGTTAGGGTCCCAGTGGCATTCCGGACGAGAGGTGCGAAGTGCGTCGGCGAGGGCGATGAAGTGCTTTTTGCTCATGCTGGTATTGTTTTGTTAGGTTAGATTTAATCGGAGTCGAGAGACTCCCTGCTGCCCTGACAGAACCACAAGGACTGTCAGGGCAGGGTGGGAATCACCGGATCTCAAGACTGAGAGATGGCGGCGAGGAGTTCGAGGACTTCAGAGTCGAAGGACTCCGGCTGGAATTCGAAGGCGTCTTCAATTACATATTCAAGATTCATAGTGTTTTGTTAGGCTAGATTTTGGTATCAGGTGGGATCGATCCCGGCTCGGATTGAATTCCGGGATCGATTGCACCCGCCTGCCGCCCGCCCCGAAGGACGGACGACAAGGGTTGCTCTAACACTGTAACAAACAATATTACCTGAACCCTAACAGCTAAGCCACTTACTCGAACCTCCCCGCCTGACTTGGCGCGGATGTCTCCCTCCCCATAAAGCTGGGTTCTGGGACTGCCTGCTTTCGGATCTCTACTACCGGCGATCACTCGTCCGTTTCGGTCACTGTTAGGGTCTCCACCTTGCGTCCCTGGTGGAGCGGGTCAGGATGTCAAAGAACTGGGGTGCTTTCGAGACCCTCGCACCCTCACGGGCTTTTCGGTCTCAGGTGCTTCCGGTCTCCTTTGGGACCAGAACCCCTCCGCCTGTCGGGGCGGGTCGCGTTTCAGCGTAGGGAACCTTTAAACCAATATTCTGGGGGAATCAAGTCCTTTTTTGCCGTGTCCCTTTTACGGCACTTCCGGAGGTCCCTCGACAGGGTGGACAGAGGGCAAGGATTGTTGTAATGTTAGAGATGCCCATCAAACGAGACAAGGAAACGGGACGCCCCATCAAGACGCGCCGGAAGCTTTCGCAAGCTGCGAAGGAACTTCAGGAGAAGGCTATCCTGACACTACGACAAGAACTCGAAGCAGGGAGACAAGGGAAACGATCCCTCCCGGAATGCTGCCGTGAGTTTGGACTGTCCCCGGATCTCGTGCGAACCCGGATGACGAGGGAGGACTGGGCAACGCCTGACAGAATCACAAAACGGAAGACTAACATTGTTGCAGAAGCTCAGCGAAACGGAGGTGCGATCTACCGCCCTGACGGATGCACAAAAACCGACTCTCTGGCACTCGATCACCTCCGCGCCGAGTCCGTTCAAATCAGGGTTTTGCTCGAACCTGAACCGGTGCGAGAGGAGGTCCGGAAGCCGGAGACAAAGGGTCGCCCTAACATTCGTAAAACGTTGGACTTCAGCGAGGGAGACCGGAAGCCGGGGAAACCGACTAACAGAATCACAAAGTCGGATACCGATACCAGCAAGAACTCCCCTAACATCCCGCCAAAAGCCCCGCCCGTAAGTCGCTCTAACAAAACCACATCTGCCCGCTCCCCGGAAGCCGAGGACGGATTCGACGAGAAGGTCGCAACCCTAGCAGAACGGTCACTAACAAAGTTCTACGAATCGGGCGGGTTGATCCCGATTCACAAAGTCGGGGACCTCAAAACAGTCGATGAACTCTATCGGCGTGCTACACGTCAAAAGACAGGCGGAGAGGGTCGCAGGTCAATCATTCAAATCGGCGTCTTATCGCAGGTTAGTCAGGACTCAGTCAGGAGGGAGACCAGTGTCGTGACTCAAGTAATTGAGGGTGAATAGGTTACATCGATTTTGTCCCTGAGTCGAGGACTCGCGGACCCTGACGACAAGGGACAAGGGCTCGACCGTGGCAAGGGCAGGGCAGCAGACCCCCTAACACTACCAGAATGAGGGGGCCGAGGGCAGGGCAGGAGGACGACGACAGAGGGCAGGACACGGCACGGGTGGGGGTGGCAGGGGACCGTGGCGACAGTAGAGTATATATCGGTAGGTTGTATAAAATTCCGGTTTTCCAGTTTTTCTCGGTGTAGAAAATAATTTGACCCCAAGAATATTGCTGCTAGAATTCGGGTATGACTGACGACGGACCTGACGGGCTACACGCTCAAGAATGCCGAGGTGACTTCTGGTGCAGACTGGAGGGAGCCCTGACCCAAGCGAGAGGTGGACCATCAATCGAAACCCTCGCCAACCTGAAGCTCAAGGATGTTGTGGACCTGCTGGCTCAGAACGGAATCCGAATGCTCTACGACGATCAATTCCACATCGACAAACAACCGCACACCCAACTATGAAGCTCCCCATCTCCGATCACGTCCCCCGCCCCCTCCTGATCATCGCGTATGAGAACAACCTCCGTGAGGTCTACCTTCGACCCCTCAAGAATCCTCCCCTGTGGCAGATCTTCCCGGTCGAATTGTGCCGGGTCCTGAGCCTCGCCACTTTCGTGGTCTCTCTCATTCTGTGGGGAGCCGGTGTCGGAATGGCAGTTGCGTATCTCATCCTCTCCCGTTCATGACCCCCACTAAACTTTACAGGTATTGGGACTGCGGAAACTCAGTCTACCTCGAATCTTTCCCAGTGCTCAGGAGCACCCCCAAAGGAGTTTGGGTGAAGACCCCCTTTGCGAAGGATCGCTGGGTCAGCCTGTCAGGGAAGAGGCGTTTCGCCTAAGAGACCAAAGAACTTGCGTGGGAGAGTTTCTTGCGACGGAAGACCAAGCAAGTCGAACACCTCCGCAGAAAGCTTGGCAACATTCTCGGGGTTCTAAGGACCGTCAGAGACCGGGGCAACCGGTTACCGGAGAAGAACGACACCTTCACCTCCGACTATGCTGCCTCCTCCATCAACCGACTCGACCACGACCTCGGATATTTCCACGACTGGGACGACCCCGAATTCAATCTCTTCACATGACCGTCGCACCACCACCCCGAGCAATCCAAGAGGAGTTGTTCCCTCTCACAGTCCCGGATCGGGAGATCACCTCGAACGGACAGGCGCGAAACGAATACGGCAAGGTAGTCGAGGAGGTGATCCCGGCAATCCTTGGTGTCAACCCCATCAAAAACACGGGAACTCACGACATTGTCTTCGACGCATTCGGAAACGGGTTCTACTACGAGATCAAGAGTCTCTACCACACCAGCAAGCTCCCACTATATGAGTGGAGGAGACTGAAGGACAGGGAAGCGGAGGTCCCCCTATTGTATGCGGTGGCGTTGCATCGCGTGAAGGGAGCCTCGACCGTCCGGGAAGTCTGGGAAAAGATGAGCGCGTCTTTGCGGACCATCCTCGTGATCCCCCATGAAGTCGTCGGCAATCTTGCTCTGGACCAGAAGCTCGTGTGCCTCAAAGGCCGGGAGAACATCCCCGAGAATACGAGGAACGGATACGCAAGGAAAGGCTACCGGGACGGATACCGCAACGTGTCGGCGAAAAGCCTGAAGGAAGCCGCCCCACACACTCTGGTGACGGTGACCAAAGAGATCCGGGGAATGAAGTTCTCCGTGGAGGTGAGAACCCGGATCTCCTGAAGAAAAGGGGTTTGTGTCGGTTTGACCGGGGAGCTAAAAGACCCATCTCCATCTCCCTATTCATCTCCTCATTTGTAACTTAGTGATGTTTAATGAGTTGAGGAGATGATGGAGATAGGGAGATAAAAATAGAATTAAGAGGGTAGCATACAGTAATTTCACTTCTTTCCACGAAATTACTGTATGCTGACTGATCTTTACCAAAACATCTCCCCAATCTCCCTGTTCGAGGCGGAATCCCTTGAACGGTAAGGGCGGGAGGCGCGGAGATGAGATCCCGGCATCTCCCTGTCCCTCGGAATCTCCATTGCTCGATCCGATACATCCGAAGGAATCCCACATTTTCTCCTTGCCAGAAATGGGGCTTCGGATACTTTAGGGTGCTCTTCGAGCACACACCTATGAAATCCAAATCCACATCCCTGCTCGCCTTCGCGACTCTCGCGTTGGTCGGGCTCTTCGCCCTGCCGGTGGTCTCCTTCTCGGGGGACCGTGACACCTCTGCCGAACTGGTCCTGAAAGCTCCGACGCTTTCGCCTGCCGTGGGACTGTTCTCCCTGAAGACCGAGACCGATGCCACGGTCTACGTCGTCAGTGAGACGACCCCGGTGTTTCAGAGTATCGCGGACCTTCGTGCCAAGGAATCTTCGGATGCCCTCTATCGTCTTCGGGTCGAGCGTCTGCTCCGAACGCCGGTCAACGTGTCTCGCTACCGACCTGCCCATGACTGCGCCGACCTCGCCGTGAACGAGCCCGGTATTCGGATGCTCCTTCATCTCCGACAACGGCACCAGAGCGGCTCCGGTCACCGGGAGTGACCCTCCCGGACCCGCAAGCTCTCTTTTGAAAATCCCGGCAGGCGACTGCCGGGATTTTTTTTCTGTTGATGTATACTGGGGGTAAGGTAATTTGGGGTTCCGTTAGACCAAATATTGTTAAACCACTAATCCAATCCAATGAAACTTGCCCCTGTGAAGCAACTCCTTTCCGCCCTTCGTGACTTCCTCACGAGGACCTCGGGTCCGGTCGGACTCACCACCGCTCAGATCTTTATCGCGATCTACGAGCGCAACCTTGCGGGGAACCCCGCGTATCTCGGGCAGTTGTGCCGGGATCTCGGGTTTCACGACGCCTCGGTCGCCGGGGTGACCACGAAGCTCAAGGACCTCGGTCTTATCAAGGCCAAGAAAGGCGAGGATCGCACCATCGTCTTCGAGGTCACTGCCAAGGGGCGGGCTTTCCTCGACGCGCTCTTTGATGGCACCGACAAGGTGTCCGAGGCTCTCATGAAGCCGGTTGATGCGAAGCTCGCCAAGAAGCAGGCTCCGGCCAAGAAAGCCGCCCTTGCGAAGAAGGAGACTCCCAAGGCTCCGGTGAAGAAAGCTGCTCCGGCCAAGAAAGCTGTTCCGGTGAAGAAGGAGTCATCCAAGGCGGCTCCCGCCAAGAAAGCTGCCCCCGTGAAGCAGGAGGCTTCCAAGGAGACGCCTGCCCCGGATTCCTCGACCGGCAATGGCACGAAGATGTCCTTTGATTGATTTGTCACGCCACCTCGCAACAACCACGGCGGAACGCCCTCCTGATTTCTCAGGAGGGCGTTTTTTTTCTCTTGCACAAGCCCTCAACTATGCTAGTCTCTAGCTCATGAGCAGCCCCGTCAAGATCTACGACAACAAACCCGGCTTCAAGGAACTCCGCTACTCTGTGGCGGGGGAGACCATACGCCGGATCGTGAAGGACTCGGAAGTCCAGAAGCAGAAGGACAGCATTCTCGTGTATCTGAAGAATGTTCAGCGACCCCTCACGCCGCAGGAGGTCGAGGAATACCACGCGGCAAGGCTCCTCTTGGGGGAGGTTTCAGAAGGTTTGGGGGTGCTCGCAGCCGTGCAAAGGTATGTGAGCGAGGTTCGCGGCGTGAAGCCTGTCCGGTGGGAGGACGCCATTTCGGGGTTCTGTTCGACCGAGCGTGAGCGGGGTTTGCCCGAGTCCACGGTTCGCGGGAAGCGCAGTCTGTTGGAGCAGTTCGCTGATTTCGCCGACAACACGGTGGCGGGGGTTGCTTTGAACGACATCCAGTTGTTCCTCCGGCTCTACAAGAATTCCAAGACCCGCAACAATAAGAGGACCATCCTTGTGGGGTTCTTTGATTGGGCTTGCGGTCACGGGTTCCGGGTGAAGGGGGACAACCCCGTCCGGGATGTCCGGCCTTCTCGGGTGCCTCCTAAAGATCCTGTGCCTTTCACCCCCGAGGTTTTGGGAGCCCTCTTGGGAGCCGCTGCCAAGACTCGCGACATCGATGTCCTATATCTGCTCGTGCTCGGGGCCTTCGCCGGAATGCGGCAGTCGGAGATCCGGCAGTTGCGGATGTCGCACATCATCGCCGTCCTCGACGGGCAACCCCAGATCCCGCTCTCGTCCGAGATCACGAAGACGGACCAACGTCGTGCGGTCACCGTTTCCGACACCCTACATTCTTGGTTGCAATGGATCTGGGACAAGTCCCCCGGCTACCGCAGGAACTTTGCGGAGAAGCTCGTCACCAACACGAACCCCAACCGGCGTCTTCGCGCCTGCGCAAAACTCGCGGGGGTGGTGTGGGTGGATAACGGGCTCCGGAAGGGATTCGTCTCTTCGATGACTCAACTATATGATCGAACCACGGTGTCGAAGGAGACCGGGCATTCCGAGGAGGTGTTGGAGTCGGAGTATAAAGCTCTGGTCACGACCGAGCAGGCGAAAGCTTGGCTTGACATTCTCCCCGGTCATCGGTAGCTTTCGGTGGTTCTGTTGGTGCCCGGTTTACGAGCGGTTTTCCGGCACTTGCTTCGCCCCGCCCCAGCCTGTCGCTGGGGCGGGGTTTTGTTTTTGTGCTTGCCGAAAATCGGTTTTCGGTGTAGAAATCCTCCCATGTCCCGAAAACCGGAGATTGAGAACCCGACTCGCCTGAACGCCTACCTCCCCGAACTCACCAAGGCAACATTGGTTGCCCTGAAGAATCGGCTGGGATTGGGCTCCGTGGGGGCAACGATCACGAGGCTCGCCACGGAGCGTGGAGCCAAGGTCCGGATCACCGAGGAAGAACTAGCAACCGCAAGGGAGGAACTGAAGAATGCCTGAGCGGTTGGTCATTGCTGCTGATCCCGGCAAGGCGGGGGCTCTCGTGTGGGGGACCTCGAAGGAAAGGTATCATTGGACCAAGTATCCCGAGAAGCTTGAGGGATTGAAACGGCTTTTCTTACACGTTCACGAGGAGTTCCCTCCCTATGCCTATCCGAAGAGGCTCGCATTCTTGGAGCGCAACACGGGATACATGGCGGGCATGAAGACCTCCACCAAGCGCAAGGGGGAGGAGGAAGAAGAGGAGGGTGCGGTTTCCGCCAAGTCGATGTTCTCTTTCGGTCGTGTCACGGGGCATCTGGAGTGCGCTTTCGTTTTCGAGGGCTTCGAGGTTCGCGAAGTGGCTCCGCTCAAGTGGATGACTGCCGCGATGATCGTCACCGGGCAGAAGTCTTTGATCGGCGAGCGTGCGTGGAAGAACCACCTCAAGGAGAAGGCTCAGGAGCGATTCCCCTCCGAGCAGGTCACGCTTGCGAATGCCGACGCTCTGTTGATTTTTCACGCCGCAGTAACCGGGCGGCTCAGATAACCCCAAGTATCCCATGGAACGCAACGTCACCGATCAAGCAGGCCCGCATAACCGGGCGGAAGCCGTCACGCTCATCTTCACCAACCTCACCACGGTCGGAGAGGGTCGCGGCAAACACGACCCGGTTCGCCGTGTCGAGGAATTCTGGACCGAGGAGGGTCGTCTCGTCGTCCGCAATGACCCCTTCGACTACTCGCTCTATTTTCGGCAGTCCATCGAAGCGGCGCACTACGATTACCGGGACATCATTGCCAACATTCTTGGGGTCCCCTTCACCGAGGAGAATCCGGGAGGTCTGGTCACCGGGCTCGTGGACACTGCCAGCGAGTTGAAGCAGGACGTTGAGATGCTGCTCAAGGACAAAGTTCATCTGGAGCAGGAGAACATCTCCCTCAGAGAGGAGATCATGAAGCTTCGCGAGCATCTCAGTCCCACGGCGACCTCGACGACCGCTCCCGAGCCCACCGGGGCGGCTCTTGATGTTCCTGCCGGAGCCTTGCACAAGGAGGACCGGGTCATCTTCGCCCTCTCGAAGGGAGTCGGTAAGGATGAGATCATCGCCGTGTTCCAATCTGACGGCAAGAAAGAGTCCTCCGAGCAACTCTGGGGGGTCATTCTGAAGGTTCTCTTCGACACCTGCCACTCCGGGGAGAACCCCGCTCCGGAGCGTTTCAACCTCCCGGCAGATTTTCTCTCGGGGGTTTACAAGACCGTTTACGGCTACATCGGGCATTTTGTGAACGGGGAACTCGATTGTGTCAGCCCATACCTCTTCGAGAAACAACTCTGATCTGCCATGGCTTCCCTGCTCGTAACCCGTCACGGACCCGAGAAGTCCGTTCTTCCCCCGGTGTGGGTGACCTATATTGCCCACCGGGGTGTGTGGCTTTTGGTCGAGGAATACCGGGTGAAGCTGGACTTCGAGGACGAGATGGTCCACTTCGAGATCCCGAAGGATTTCGAATTCGATCTGGCTTCTGTCCCCCGGATTCTTTGGCCTTTGATAGGGTCGTTTGAACTGTCTTTGATCGCACCCCTGATCCACGACTATCTTTACCAGACCACCGGCAAAGGCTCCTTCCATTATGGGGAGACCGAAGAGGGTGTGACTTTCCAGCGTCCTTTCACCCGGAAGGAGGCGGATGACATCTTCCTCAACCTCATGTTGCGGGAGGGGGTCCCTCTGTGGCGAGCGAGGTCGGCGCATCGAGCCGTCCGTTGGTTCGCTCCCCGAAGGGAGGGTTGGCCGAAATGAGGTCCTCTCGAAGAGCTTTCCTCGGGATGGCTCTCGCTTTTGTGGCGGGGGTCCGTCCCATTCTCGAATCTTCCCCGGTGGTGGCGCAAGCCTCCCGTCGTTGGACCATTGACGAGATCCTGATTGCCGAGGCTCACAACATCTCTCATGACATTCACACAAAGGTCCTCGGGGAGTCTCCTTGGATCGCTCTCAGCCAACACCTCCCACAATATGAGTATAAATCCTGACCCCGCAGTCGCCGAAGCCTTTTCAGGGCAGTGGCACAAGCTTTTGATGATCCTCATGCACAAGCAGGGGTTGAAGCACATCGTCCTCTCTGCCGAGGATGTCTTCGCCGCGACAGCCAGTCATGAGGGGCAGAACATGGTCGTGCAGGAACTTGAAGATGGCATCCATCTCCGGGTCATGTCTGACCCCGAAGTGAAGCAAATTTTACGAGGAGCAAAGAAGCATGGGCACTGATACGCACGGAATCAAGAAGAGGGGTTGGATCGGTTTCGATCTCGACGGAACTTTGGCGCATTATGATGGGTGGAAGCACCCTCTTCACATCGGGGACCCGGTTGTCGAGATGGTCCGCGATGTGCATCGTATCTTGCGCGAGAACACCCACGACATCAAGATCTTCACGGCTCGGGTTTCCCCCGAGTGTCTGGAGTGGAATCAAGGGGTTTCCAAGGCTCAGATTGTTGAGTGCATCCAAGACTGGTGTGAGGAGCATCTCTTCGGGCAGCGGTTCGAGGTCACCCACGAGAAGGACGGACTCATGAAGACGTGCTACGACGACCGCAGCACGCAGGTCCAGTGCAATACCGGGCACACCTTGGAAAGAGCCGTGGCGGAAGCTGCGGAGCTTATCTCCATGATCGGGACGACCGGAGTCGAGACCACTGCGGCCTTTCGGGGAGCGCGAAAATGGCTCAACAAGTTCGCCCCCACGAAACTCGACCCTCCTTATGGTGGGATGACGTGGGAGAAGCCCCCGGTCGAACCCCCGTTCACTACCGACCCCGACGATCCCCGACTCCATGAGCGCAGGGCAGACGGGCAGAGCGTGAAGTTTCTCGTCCTCTCGAAGGAAGAACTGGCGAAGCGGGGGTTTGTTCGCCCCCTTCGTCGCTCCTACGTTCACACGACCTGCGGGGCGACAACGAACATTGCTCCGGTGATCGCCGAGACCTATGCAAGTGATCCGTCATTCTACGGGCTCACTTATTGCTGTCAGTGTGGGAAGCCCCTCCCTGTCGGCGAGTTCCGTTGGACGGAGGACGGAAATGTTGTCGGAAGCTGACGAGTTTAACCCCAAGTATCTGAAGTATGTATAAAGTGAATTGCAATCAAGCATGGTGGTTCTCCCGGCTGGGAGTGGACTCCGGAGAGTATATCCTCGGACCCATGCCGTTGGCGCAAGCCCTCACCCAGAATGCGGTGGGAGAGGTGGAGAACCTCCAGAGGAAAGTCGTTTCGGGAGTTCTCCCTTCGAACATCCTTTCCGGGGATACAATATATCTCGTCCGCCCCGGATCTTTCGGGGACCTGCTCCTTCTCACCCCCACCGTGAAAGCTTTGAGACTCAGGTATCCGGGGGTTGCGGTCAAGGTGGTGTGCCACCCCCGGTATGCACCCATCCTCAATGGGGTTGTGGACACGGTTGGATACCCCGTAAAGTTTGAGGACTACCAGCAGCCGGGCAACCACTACTTCTTCCTCGAAGGGGTCTTGGAGCATCCTGACAAGGAGCTTGCCGGTTACACCTACGCGACCCGGTTCGCTCGGGCTTGTGGACTCGACCGTCTCGACGACCGCAAGGTTCTCTACGTGCTCACCGCCGACGAGATGGCGTGGGCGGAGGACAGCTTCCCCAAGGAGTCGGGGAAGATCCGGGTCGGGGTGCAAGTGCGGGCATCGGCGGAGAACCGGACCTATCATCGCAAACGGACGGTGGAGGTCATGGCGCATCTCCTCCGGAACAAAGTCGCCGACGAGATTTACCTGTTCGGGGCTCCCGGTGACATTGATGTTGCGTGGGGGAAAGCGGACAATCTGGTCAATCTTTCCGAGAAGGGGTTGTCCGTTCGAATGTCGGTCGCGGTTGCCAAGACCTGTGACGTGATGCTTGTCCCCGACTCCCTCTTCATGCACGTCGCCGGAGCCCTCGACATCCCCGCTCTCGTGCTCTCCGGAGCTTTCGATCCTTCGCTCACCCAAGGGGACCAGAAGACGGTCCAAGCCATGAAAGGCATGGGACCCTGCCGGTTCTGCAACTACCTTCCTGTGGGAGGCAATCCTTTCCCTCCCGGAAAGAAGTGTGCCGTGGAGCTTCAGTGCTCCGTCCTCAACTCGCTCTCCCCGGAGATCGTTGCCCACAACCTCAAGAGTATTCTCCATGGGAAGCGCATCTGACTATCTCTGTCCCCGGTGCCAAGGTCCCACGAATGTTATGGGGCAGTGCAATGATCCCGCCTGCGAAGGGCATGGGAAGTGGACGTGGATGGTCTCGGGGGATGCCTCCGAAGCTCCGGACCAACTTCCGGAAGTTGACTTGGTCAACCTGCCTCCCCACTATCGGAAGCACCCTTCCGGAGTGGAGTGTATTCAGATCACCGAGCACATGAACTTTTGCCTCGGAAACGCCATCAAGTATATTTGGCGTGCCGACGAAAAAGGAAACCCTCTCGAAGATCTGAAGAAGGCCCGGAGGTATCTTGACCGGGAGATCCAGCGAATCGAGAAGCAACAGCCCAAGTCATGAACCGTCGTCGCTTCCTCATCGGCGTTGCCGCTTTTGTTGCCGGGTGTCGGCAGGTCGTGGAGACCCCCGTGCTGCCCTCTCCGGGTCGTGTTCCGGGGTATGTGACTTCCGAGGAACTCGACAGGATCTACCGGCTTCTGGTGACCAGCACGAGGACGGTCTACGAAGCCCGACACCGGGAAGAGTATCTCCGATTGGCGGGGAGCTTCAAAGCGCAGGAAGGTCGGATACACCGGGAGCCGGATTTGTCGGACATTCGTGATCCTCAAAATCGTTTGTCGTTCAAAATCGCTCGCAAATGAGCGACAAAGTTTTCACCGATGCTCACTCCCTATCCACCGCAGCAGGTCGCCATCGATCACCTCACCCACCTCCTTCTGGAGAAAGGGTCTGCGTTGAATGCCTCCGACACGGGGACGGGGAAGACGCTCATGAGTGTTGAGATCTCCCGCAATGTGGGCAGGCGTCCTCTCGTGATCTGCCCCCTGTCGGTCATCCCCGACTGGGAAGCCACGTTCAATGAGCAGGGGGTAGAGTATCTTGGGATCATCAACTATGATTTGATTCGCCGGGGCAACACCATCTGCGGAGCTTGGGTGGGAGATCCTCCCAAGAAGGGGGACCCGGAGCAAAGGGATTTCGTCTGGAACGAGCAGATCGGACTCATCATCTGGGACGAGGTCCACAAGTGCAAGGAAGCCAAGTCGCTCAGTTCGAGAATGCTCAAGTATGCGGGGGATAACACGGACATCATGAACATGCTCGTGTCTGCGACGGTCGCCAAGGACCCCACTGAATTGAAGACCGTGGGGTATGTGCTGGGGCTCCACCGGTATTACGACTATGTCGCATGGGCGAAGCGCCACGGGTGCCGGAAGGACCGGTGGAAGAGATGGCAGTTCACCCAGAACGAAGAGAAGGCGGAGGAGATTCTCCAGCAATTGAACCGGGAGCTTTACCCCGGTCATGGCTACAAGGTCCACCGGCACGAACTCCGGGAGTTCTTCTCCAACGGTCATATCATCACAACCCCGGTGGACTTCGGTGACGACGGGGAGATTGAGAGGATCTATGCGGAGATGGAAGCGGAGATCGAGGAACTCGAAGCCAAAGAAGCGGAGGACAAGGTGTCTCCGGAGGCGGAGATTCTGATCGCCATGCTCCGTGCGCGGCAGAGAGTCGAGTTGCTCAAGATTCCACTCATGGCCGAGATGGTGACCGAGGCGATTGCCGAAGGGTGGCACGTCCCCATATTCTTGAATTTCAACGCCAGTGTCAAGGCTCTCAACTCCCGGCTCGGAGGCAATTGTCCGATTGTGTGGGGGACCGACCCGGACACCAAGGTCCAGCAGTCCCCCGAAGAGCGGCAATCCGCCATCGAAGCTTTCCAGTCCGGACGGGACAACATCATAATCTTGAACGTCGAGGCGGGGGGAGTCGCGATCTCCTTGCACGATAAAATCGGCAATGCTCCCCGGTTGGCACTCATTTCTCCGGCTTGGAATGAGAAGACTATCAAACAAGTGCTAGGAAGAGTTGACAGAGCGGGAGCAAAGACTGATACTCTTCAACGCATTCTGTTTGCGGCAGGCACCGTCGAAGAGCAAGTTCGAGAAGCCTTGGATCGCAAGCTAAAGAATCTGGAGACTCTGCACCAACCGAACGAGAACGCTATGCCCCCGAAGAAAGCCCCCGCCAAGCAAGCCGCGCCGACCAAAAAGACCCCTGCGAAAAAGAGCCCCTCCAAGAAAGCTCCCGTCAAAAAGCAGGAAGAGGTTCTCGAACCTGAGTTCGAATTGCTGGACGCGCAACCGGCGCACGCCGAATACGGACCTTCCTCCCTCAAGTATTTTGAGACGTGCCCTTCCTACGAGAACCGGAAGGAGAAGGAGGATGCGGAGTTGCACGAGATGACTGTCGCGGGGACCCGGATTCACCATGCTCTCGAACGGGAGGACCCCGAGTCCCTTCAGGACGAGGGCGAGCAGATGCTCGCGTGGCAGATGATGAACAAGGTCTACTCCAACGAGGAGATGTTCGGAGTCTCGGAGGGTGAGAAGTTCAACGAGATCCGCCTTCAGATCGATCTCTCGAATCACCAGACCTTCGGCACCATGGATCGTCTTGCCGTCTACGGCAATGTTGCGGTCGCCCACGACTACAAGTGCGGTTGGACGCCGGTCGATGATGCGGAGATCAACAGTCAAGCGTGGGCGTATACTTTGGGGGTCTTCCAGAGGTTCCCCAAAGTGGAGATCGTGTATTTCTATTTCCTCGTCCCCCGGCAGAACACAATCACCATGGCCGCATTCCTGCGGGACGAGAATGTCGAGATTCCCGAGTGGTGGGAGGAGGAGGGGCAGGAATCTTCGGGGACGATGCACGATCTCCATCTCCGCATCAACCTCGTCATCTCCAAGGCAAAGAAGCTTGCCGGGAAGGAATTCAATCCGACTCCCCACGTCTGTGAGTGGTGCGGTCGCAAGGAGACTTGTCAGGCTCTCAACGACAAGGTTCTCCTCATCTATCGGGATCGTATGGAGGACGGGCTCGTCCTCCCGGAGTATCTCGACGCCTCCCTCATGGACACCCCCGAGGAGATCGGCAAAGCCCGGATGATGGTGCCGGTGCTGGAAGCATGGATCGAATCCGTCAAGGCGAAGGCGAACGAGCTTGCCTTCGACGAAGGGCTGGACATCCCCGGATTCAAGAAGATGACCAAGAAGACGAAGCGGGTTGTCTCCAATGCCGTTGCCGCGTTCAATGTGGCGGAGGGGTATGGAGTCACCTTGCCGGATTTCATCGAGTGTGTGGGGTCCGTGCATATCACGGCTCTCGAAGACAAGATTCGTGAGGCTGCTCCGCATGGCAGCAAAGAAGACAATTTAGAAGCTTTTCTCGAAGAGTTGATCGAGAATGATATTCTCTCTGGAGGGGATCACACGATCCAATTCCTTCAGATTGACAGACAACAAAACAAATAACAAAAAACAAACCAATACCTAAAATACTATGGGCAAGCTCAACTTCTATGACGAGGACGACAAACCGAAGAAAGCCGCAACCAAAAAGGCGGCTCCGGCAAAGAAGGCTCCCGCGAAAGCGTCCGAGTCCGCTTCGGCGAAGAACCCCCCGGCGAAACAGCAGAAGCAGGAACTCTCCCGCCCCGCCTCCGCCGCAAAGGGTGTCCATGGCGAGATCGACGAGAACGATGTCATTCTCCCCCGTCTCAACATCGTCAACCCCGCCTCCAAGCTCTGCACGGAGGAGGACATGCCCATCGGTTCCTTCGTGCTGGAGAAGGAACTCGTGCTCGCCACGCGGGACGACAAGCTCAACTTTGTCGTCCTCGACATCACCAAGCTCTACCAGCAGAAGGTCGATTACCAAGGGGGCGAGACTCCCAACGTGGTCTCCACGAAGGCGGAGGTGGCTGCTGCGGGCGGCACGACCAAGTGGTCCGAGGAAGCGGTCGAGGAGGAGCGGTATTACCAGCCGCTCGCTCACGTCGTCCTGCTGATTCAGGCTCCCGCCAAGCTCGACAAGTCGGAGCTTCATCGGTTCCCGCTCGAATATGATGGCGCTCATTGGGCGCGTGTCATCTTCACTGTCGCCGGGGGTGCCTACAATGCCTTCGCCAAGGCGATCATCACGCACGGCATGGGCAAGCTCCAGAGCGCCGGGGGGCTCTTCACCGGTCTCTGGACGCTCAAGTCCGTCAAGAAGTCGAACGACGACAATACGTGGTATGTTCCTACCTCGAAGCTCGTTGGCGTGGTCACCGACAAGGAGACCTACGACTTCCTCGCGGAGCAGGCTGACGACGACTTCTCGTTGGCTACGTCGTCGGGTGAGGAGGAGTAATCCTCCCAGTCCGGCGTTTCCTTTACCCCTCCCGGAAGTTGCCCTTCCGGGAGGGGTTTTTTAACCTTGAACATGGACCCATAACATGAACGAAAAGTTGGTTGTTGCGATTGACTTTGAGAGCTACTACAAGGAGAAGCACTGCTCTATTAAGGAGCAAGGAATCTTGGGGTATATTAATCACCCGGAATTCGATGCGTATCTCGTGTCCGTGGTCACTGAAGATGGCAAGGAATTTTGCGGGCACCCGAGTGACTTCGATTTTAATTGCTTGCAAAAGTATGATTGGTTATCCCACAACAAGGGGTTCGACCAAACTCTCTATCGGTTTTTGCAGAAGAAGGGGATCATCGATGCTCCCGAGCCGGAGCGTTGGTATTGCACTGCGGATCTTGTGGCTTACCATGGGATTGCGAGGGATCTGGCTACTGCGCTCCATTTTGTTTTCGAGGTCGAGATGGACAAGTCCGTCCGCGACCGGATGAACGGCAAGCGGTGGAAGGATCTCACCCCCGAGGAGCAGGGAGAGTTGGTGGAATACTGTCTCGATGACTCCCGTTGGCTCCCTAAACTTTGGAGGGAACTCAGTCCGGGTTGGCCCGAGGCGGAGAGAAAGATTTCCGATCTGACCTTCGAGATGAAGAATCGGGGTCTCCCCATCGATGCGGTCAAGCTTGACAAGTCGATCCGGCATTTGAACCGCAAGATGTTCGAGATGGTGGAGGACATTCCTTGGTGGGATGCCCCCACGAAGAAAAACAAAACGCCGCTCTCCGACGTTCTCATGGCGGAGGAGTGCCGGAAGAATGGGTTGCCGGTCCCTTCGAGCCGCTCCAAGGATTCACAGGATGCGGCTGCGTGGATCGAGGAATACGGGGAGAAGTATCCCTTCATCGAAGCGATGCAGAATTGGGCTTCCGCCAACACGCTTCTCCAGAAGCTTCTGACCTTGCAGGACCGGATCGTGTTCCCCGACGACGGGGACTTCGCGTGGATGCCCTACGGACTCAAGTATTGTGGGGCGCATACGGGGCGGGATGCGGGCGGAGACGGGTTCAATGCCCTCAATCTGCACAAGGCGGAGATCTTCGGGGTTGACCTTCGAAGTCACATCGTCCCGCCTCCCGGATACCGTTTCCTGTGGGCAGACTTCTCCCAGATCGAGCCAAGGGTTCTGGCGTGGCTTGTGGAGGACGAGGAGTTCTTGGAGCGTCTGAGAGCCGGGGAGGACCCCTATGTCGCCTTTGGTCTGGGAACCTTGGGTCACAAAGGCGAGTGGGGCAGCGCCGACCGGCAGCTTTGGAAGGTCATGGTCCTCCAGTTGGGATACGGTTCCGGCTGGAAGAAGTTCATGGAGGTAGCCCTCAAGTATGGGGTGGAGTTGACTCCCGCCGAAGCGAAGAGGCTCGTGTATAAGGTGTATCAGAAGAAGAACAAGCGGGTGAAGGATTTCTGGAAGGAACTGGAAACCAACCTCCGTCGTGCTTCGATCACCAAAGGCGGCAGCGGCACCTTCATCATTCCCTTGCCGAACGGTCGGACCCAAATCTATCGCAATGTCCGGGGCAACTCGAACCTTCAGGCGATTGTGTGTGCGGAGAAAGGCTTCATGAACAAGCACCTCTACGGAGGATTGCTTTGCGAGAACGTGGTTCAGGCAATCGCGAGAGACGTGTTCATGGACAAGTATCTTGAGTTGGAGGACGAGGGCTTCCCCATCGTCCTGCGGGTATATGACGAATACCTCAGTCTTGTCCGTGAGGACGAAGCCGAGGAGCGTCGTGTCCAGATGGGCGAGATCATGAGGAAACCGGTTCCTTGGGCTCCGGATCTTCCCTTGGCTGCGGAAGCAAAGATTATTGACTTCTATCAAAAAGATTGACCCATGTTCCGAGCCGCACTCAATCTTTCTTCTCATGACCTGCGGGTGATGGAGAAGCCTCCGTGGGAGACCAAGTCGAAGCGTCCGGCATTCTCTGTCAAAGCCAAGCTGCGGAAGTGGCAGCTTCAGGAAGACACCAAGCACGTATTCTTTACTCTTGTTGAATCGTCCAATCCACATCACCGTGTCGAGTCTGACAATCCCCCCTCCTGCCTCTACGGGTGGGTGGCGGACTATGACGCCGACATCACATCGGAGGAATTCCTTCGGCGGGTCGAGACCCTTGGCCCCGAGGAGCGACCCACACATTTCAGCCGGACGTTCTCGGGGGGCATTCGAGCCGTGTGGGAGTTCGAGGAGAAGGTGTGGGTGGATTGTCCGGAGGTCGCAGAGAAGTTCATGCGGGGTTTTGCCGCCCGAGTCAAAGCGGTCAAATTGGCCCCCGGTCTCGACACCGCTTCCTACGACCTCAATATGCTTTGGGAACTCGGGACAGATTGGCAAGCTGTCGAGGACGCGATGCTGGTCCCGAGGTTCATCACTCAGCAGTTACAGGTGGAGGCGATCACCCGGACCAAGAAGATCTCCTCCGCCTACGAGGATCTTCCTTTGGATCTCATCCAAGCCGAGATCGAGAAGCAGTATCCGGGGAGGCTCTTCGGGGCGGATCTCGAACTGGGTGCTCGTATTCCTTTGTTCTGGCTCCCGATTTGCGGGGACGGCAAAGAGAAGGATAAGTCGGGGATTGTGGCAGAGTGGGGCATTCATTCTTTCTCCTCTCGATCCGAGAAGGGCAATATGTTTTGGGACGAGCTTCTTGGGAGGGAGTTCGTGGAGAAGTTTCAGGAGAAGAAAATCGGAGAGGCTACCGAAGGGTGTTACTTCGACGGGGTGGGGTATTGGCGAATGAACCACCGGGGCAACTGGGTCGGGGTTCGTCGCGAAGATGCTCTGTTGTATTTGAAAGTTGAACGAGGTCTCACCGCTTCCAAGAAGCCGAAGGAGACTGCTTCCGAGGCGGAGAAGGTTCTATACGCTATCCAAGCATATAATCGGATCGATGCCGCCGCACCGTTCACCCACACCAAGGAGAAGTTCGTGGACTGGAACGGGGAGAGGTATCTCAACATCAATCAGAAACATCCGATGCAACCGGGAGCCGAGGGATCGGGGGACCCCGACAATTTTCCGTGGATGTATGAGTTCGTGAAGAATTTTTTCCATCGGCACGAGAGCGACGAGATTCACCCACGGGAATACTTTCTCGTAGAGCTTAGACGAAAGTATGTGAGCTTCCTTCATTCGAGACCGGTGTCGAGTCACTGTCTTGTGTTGGTAGGTCCGACCGGGAAAGGGAAGTCCTTTCTGAACACGTTCCTTCTCCGGGAGATTTTCGGAAGCGCCACGGATGCGGGCAAGTTTTTGGTTGGAGGCAGGGACTTCACCAAGGAACTCGCGGAGTCGGTGGTCTGGTATGTGGACGACAACGAGTCGGCTTCCACTATGACCCAGCACAAAAAGTTTTCGGAGGCAGTGAAGAAGCACGTCGCCACACCGGAGGTGGACTGCCAACCGAAGTTCAAGGATGCCCGCATCATTCCTTGGTATGGTCTCATGATTATGTCCTGTAACGAGGACCCCGACTCTGTTAGCATCATCCCGGATCTGGACATCAACATTCAGGACAAGGTGGCAATGTTTAGGATCAACGATGCTTGGCAAGCCCGGTTCCTTGAAAACGTGGAGCAGGCGGCATTGGTCCGGAAGGAGTTGCCTTTCTTCCTGCGGTGGTTGGTGGACGTGTTCGTGCCTGACGAGCGGGTCTTGACTCCCGAGGACACCCGCTACGGGATCTTCCCCTACAAACACCCGGACCTTGTCGAGACGGCTCGGGAGTCTTCCAGTCAGTATCGCCTCGCCGAGGTCATCGATCTCTGGAGGGAGCAGATGGCTTTGTCGGTCAAGCAGGACCAGTGGGAAGGGAACTCCTCTGCCTTGCTCATGGAGATGCAGGGTCCGGATTCTGAAGTGCTTCCTCTGGTGCGCGGGTATTCGGTGATCCAATTCGGCAAGCTCATGGGGGCGCTGCACAAGCAAGGGGTCCCTTGGTTGTCCCGTAAAACCGGTGAGGGCAACAAGGCGAAGTGGGTGATCGAGATCCCAAGGATTAAGGGCAAGAAAGGGAAAGGAAGCAAATAATGGGCTACGGAGATCTACCCTCCTATTTTCCGGGAATGTATGAACTCGTCACCGACGACGAGGGGAGGGAGAAGTGGGTCGCAATCTTGTCCAAGAAAAAGAAGCATAAAGATCTTTGCCAAGTAGCTTTTTGTCGGAACCCTTCGGAAAAAGCCTGCCGGTCGGGGAGATCCCTGAAGTGTGCCAATTGCCGCATTCGTTTGTGGCGGGCCAACAACCCCATCAAGGCAATATATAGTGCTATCAAGAACAAGGCTCGCCGCAGACGGATTCCCTTCACCCTGACATTCGAACATTTCGAGGAGATCTGCATCGGCACCGGGTATCACATTACGCGAGGCAGGAAGGCGGGCTCGATGCACCTTGACCGAATCGACGCCTTGAAGGGATACGAGGATGGAAATGTTCAGGTGTTGGAGGCTATTGAGAACATCATGAAGGGTAATAGCGAAAAGACCCGGACCCGAGACGAGTGGGAAGGGGGTGGACAAGAAGAGCCCGAGGATGTAATCTACCGACCAGTTAAATGGCGGGAGCAAGACATAGATGAGGATAACGAGCCCTTCTGAAGATCAAGAGGGTTCCACCCGGTATGGGCGTCATTGGCCTGCGGGGACCAACGATCTGACGGTGGAGCTTGGGGCGTTTCTGTTAGGCATCCCGGTGGAAGAAGGGGGTCTCGGGAAGGAGCAGCATTTCATCAATGTCGTGGACGTGCTCTGGAATACGGAGGGGTCCAGAATGCGTTTCGACTGGCATCCGTGGGCTCTCCGGATGCTCGAATACTCCTGCAAGTATGATTACCTAGCGGTCGCGGGGTGTGCTTCATCCGGCAAGTCCGACTTCTATGCGTTGTGGGCTATCGTCAACTACCTCGCCGACCCCGAGAATACGAAGGTTCTCGTCACGTCAACCACCCTCAAGGATTCCAAGCTTCGGATCTGGGGGCGCATTTGCGAGTATTGGAACGCCGTCCCCGGTCTACCCGGCAATCTTGTGGACTCTATGGGGGTCATCCGGTATGTGAATCCCGAGACCGGGAAAACGATGGACACTTCCGGGATCACCCTGCTCGCGGGGGAGAAGAAGAAGGAGCAGGACTCTATCGGGAAGATGATCGGGTTCAAGAGACGCCGGGTCATTCTTGTGGCGGACGAGCTTCCGGAACTCAGTCGCGCAATTCTGGAGGCGGCTCGCGCCAACCTTTCCAGCAATCCGTATTTCCAGTTGATCGGGATCGGAAACCCCAACTCCCGTTTCGACGCCTTCGGAATCTTTGCCAAGCCCAAGTATGGTTGGAACTCGGTCACTGCCCTCGACGAAGAGTGGGAGACCGAGGATGGGTATTGCATCCGTTTCGACGGAGAGAAGTCTCCCAACGTCATCGCAGAGAAGATTCTTTATCCTTACCTGCTCTCTCGGGAAAAACTCGAAGAGCAGAAGGCGAAGCTCGGAGAAAATTCCCTATCATACTGGCGTATGTATAGAGGGTATTGGTGCCCCACCGGTTCCGCTTCCGGGATCTACTCCGAAGCCGAAATCGCCCTTCATGAGGCGGACGAGCGCAACGTGTATTGGAAAGAAGTGCCCACCAGAGTTGCTTTCCTTGACACGGCGTTCTCCAGCGACGGGGATCGGGCCATGGTTGTGATGGGCAAATGCGGACTGGACACCCGAGATCGCAAGGTGCTACTATACGACCCCGAGGAGTATCTCCTCGCGGAGGACGTTACCAAGGATGAGCCCTTGGATTACCAGATCGCTCAACAATATAAGGACCTGTGTCTGAAAGCGGGGGTGACCATCGAGAATGCCGGGATCGACTCCACCGGGGGCGGGGGGCCTTTTGGATCGATCCTGTCGAAAGTCTGGGGAGTCGGTTTCCACAAATGCTATTTCGGGGGAGCCCCGTCTGACCGGGCCGTTTCTTCCTCCGACAGCCGAACCGGAAAGGAAGCCTACTCTAACAAAGTTTCAGAGATCTGGTATGCCGGGGTAGAGTTAATCCGGACAGGGCAGTTGAAAGGAATGACTACCAGCATTGTCCGGGAAGCCTGCGCTCGCGTGTATACCACCCGGAAGAAGGGGGACTACGAGATCATCGAGGTGGAGCCGAAGAAGAAGATGAAGGGTCGGGCGGGCATGTCCCCCGACGTGGCGGACGCTGCATTCGGTTTGCTGGATCTTTGCCGGGAAAGGCTGGAGTTGACCTCGGTGGAGGGGGAACAACTTGAGGTGGCACCCGACAAATCTTGGGATAGATTCTGTGCCGAGGGCAACCGAATGAATCATCATCAAGAGTTGACTTCTTCTGCCGAAGATGATTTCTTTGGGGAGTCCAACTTCGGATTCTTGTCCATGTCCTAACCAACCACTAAAATGCTCGTCATCATCCCCATCCACGCGAAGAACGCCCCACTCTTCGAGCAGATTGCCAAGCTGTTCGAAAAAATCGGTCCCAATGCCAACCACGATGTCGTCGTGCTCACCTGCCCCACAGTTCTTGAGGAAGGACAGAGGTTCGGCGAAAGGATCTCCCGACTTTTCCGGGAGGTCAAAGTGACCGTTGCCAACCGAGAAGTCTCGGACCTCATGCGGGGACGGAACCAGATGTTCCGGCAAGCTGCGGAAATCGCTGCCGAGAAGAACCTCCCGTGGATCTGGATGGAGGACGCCTACCCCACCCAGCGAAGATGGCTCGACATGGTCGAAGCGGAGTATAAGGAGAACGCGGCGCTCCCGTTTCTTGGGTGTATCGAACCCGCCTTCGAACGCGCCCGTGACAACGACGGCAAGTTCATCGAAGGGCAGTTCGCCGACAAGGGACAGTTCATGCGCTTCGGGGTCTACCCCGCAGACTTCAATTTCTCGTCCACCCTCCTCCGCTTTCTTGGGGACATCTCCTTTGAGCACTATCTCCGGGGAGAGATCGTCAAGCAGGCGCGGCAGTCGAAGGTTCTCGCTACCGTTTGGGCTTCTGTCGAGTTCGAGCGCAACCGTTCCGAGTTGATCGAAGGCAAGCAGTCCCCCACGTATGAGAGCAGCATCCGCAAGAATGCGAAGAAGACTGCCAACGACCGGGAGGTCGCAGTCATTCACGGGTGTCGCGACGGGTCGTTGGGTTTCGTCCTCCTGAAGAAGACCTTCCTTTCCCCCGACGAGCTTGCCATCGAGAAGCGGAGGAAGGATCTCGAAAAACAGCAGGAGGAGATCGACCGGCTCTCCGGGGAACTGCGGCAGGTCACGGAAGAGCGCCACGAGTTCAAGCGGGAGATCTCCCAGCTTCGTGACCTCAACGACAAGCTTCACACCAAGGTGGAAGAGCTTCAGAGTTCGAGGGAAGTTCCCGGCACGGAGACCCAGATTCAAGCCTACGAGAGCAAGCTCGCCAAGAAGGACGAAGTGATCTCCCAGTATAGGGGGTTGATCAAGAGTCTTGAAGAGGAGGTCAAGTCCCTCAAGAAAGAGAGGACGACCTTGAGAAGCAAGCTCACAAAGCTGGAGAAGCAACTCGAACCGGCCTAACGAAACTCCCAGCCTAGCCCACCCCCATGTCAGACGAGCCCGCATCATTGGACGCCAAGACCGAGGAGCCCCCGGAGTCCCGGTTCTCGGACGCCAAGGCTGCTCGAACCTACTTCAAGATTTTGGAGCGGGCGGACAAGGAAGCCTCCCGAGATCGGGCCAAGCAGCAACTCATGTTTGATGGGGAACCTCCGTATGATCGGGGGGAACTCAAGCGAGCTAACCAGTCCTATCGGTGTAACGTCAACTTCGGGGAGGGGGAGGACCTTCTGGAGAAAGCTCTTGGGGCTTACATCGACATGCTCCAGAGTGTCGAGGTGCTCTTCACTGCCGAGACCGAGTTCGGTGAGACGCCGACCGAGCGGAACGAGAATGCCCGCAAGGTGTGTGACAAGGTTTCCAAGCTGATCCGCCGATGGGGTCTCTTCCTGCAACGCTACCTTTTGAACGCAACATACTTTGTGTCTGAGGGGGTGTCGTTCGCCACTTTCCGGGATCACATCGATTGGCGTTTTGATGTTCGCCGCCTCGGGCAGTTCTACATTCCCCGAGATACCGACTCCTCGGAAGACGAGGTGGAGGTCGCGTTTGCTCGCGAGAAGTTCACGGTTACGGAATTGTATAGCAAGATCCGCAACGGTGGCGCGAAGGAGATGGGGTGGGACGAGGCTTCGGTCAAGAAGGCGATTCTCAAAGCTTCGAAGACCGGCAACAACGGGAACTATAAGTCGTGGGAAGATTGGGTCACGGAAGCCAAGTCCAACGATCTTTGCATGTCGGCGCGGGCCAAGGTCGTCGAGGTGCTCTACTGCTGGGTCACCGAGTTTGATGGTTCTGTCACCCAGTATATCTTGACCTCCGACGACGGGGTGGACAAGTTCCTCTTCGAGAAGAAGAACCAGTATGAGAGGATGGGCGAGGCTTTCGTGTCGTTCATTTTCAATGTTGGTTCGGGAGGGAAGTTCCACGGCATCCGAGGGCTTGGGAAAAAGATCTTCTCTGCGGTTCAGACCAACAATCGCATGTATGGTCACCACATCGACGGAGCAATGCTCGCTTCGTCTCTGCTCGTTCGTCCCAAGAATGCTTCGGCACTCGGGAAAGCCCAGTTATCCTTCCGGGGGCCTTTCACAGTGCTCCACCCCGATGCCGAGGTGATCGAGCGGGGCTTGGGCAACTTCGCCCAGAACACTCTTCCGGTCATCAACCAGATGAAGTCGCTGATTCGGGAGAAGGCAGGAGGTTATACCGCTTCCCTCGCGCTCCCTGACGACTCCCGCGAGATGTCTCGCTTCGAAGCGTCTGCCCGAATCTCGAACGCGACCGGGATGACCGTGAAGAACCTGCTGCTGTTCGTCGAGCAGTTCGAGAAGCTTATCATCGAGATGATTCGACGGATCATCCAAGAAGGGTGGGACGAAAGAATGCCGGGGGGCAGGGAGATCGTAGCCTTGCACAAAGAACTTGAGGAAGAAGGGATTCCATTGGAGGCGCTTTACAAACTCAAGATCCGGACAATCCGGATCACCCGTCCCGTGGGAGCAGGGAGCGCCGTGGCTCGGGAAGAAGCCTTCAGGCAATTGACCGAGATCTCCCCCGGCTTCGACGAGACCGGTCGGAAGGCTTTGACTCGGAATCGTGCCGCCCACATTCTTGGGTCCTACGATGCTGCGGACGAGTATATCTCCAGACCCGAGGTTGTCCGTAAACCCGATGCCGCCAAGATCGCATATCTTGAGACCCAGTGGCTTCTCGATGGCGTGTCCGTTCCGGTGCAGTCGAACGAGATGCACATTACGCACCTCGAAGAGCACACCGCTATCATGGCGCAGGTCATCCAGCAAGTGTCGGAGGGACTCCCCATGGAGGAAGTTGTCGAAGGGTTGTTCGTTCTGCACGAGCACTGTGTCCAGCATCTCAACGAGGAAGAAGCGAACTACTCGTCCCAGAACGACGTGTCTCGATTCCGGCAGATCCTCCAGCAGTCCGGGGAGATCATCACCAACGGATTCCGCAAGCTCGAAGCTGCCCGACAAAAAGCGGCGGAGGAAGGCGCACCCCAAGGTGCTGCCGATCCCAAGGAAGAAGCTCACCAACAGGAACTCCGACGCAAGGCGGAACTCCACATGCAAAATCTCCAGATCATCCAGCAGAAGACGGATGCCGAGATTCAGGCAAAACTTCTCAAAGCCAACACGGATGCTCGTCTTGCAGACGCGAAAGCGGCGAGTGCGATCAGTCCTTTCGACTTCCGCACCTCTGGTGCGGGGCAGTCAGGATTGTGAGAACCCTATATTGTTACCCACCCCTAGTTGCCCCAACCAATGCCAGACAATTCTATTCACGCTATCGACCCGGATCGGCTTCCCAAGACGACCCGGTGGCACCGGGACAAGTCCCATGCCAACATTCTCGACACGTTTCTCCGGACTCCAACCGGGGAACTCTTGATCGACGTGCTTCGGGAATTTGCCATTCCGGAGCAAACCCCGCAGAATCTTGGTCTTGCCAACGTCATCGAGCTACAAGCCAAACTTGCCTTCATTCAGTGCATCAACTCGGGGCAACACCTGACTGTTGAAAATCTTCTGTCGTTGCGGCATTCGAAAGAAGACTCTGGAGAAGACACTCTGGAAGAGTGGACCGGAGACGCCCGCGTTTCGAGGAAAGCGGAAAGCCAGAAGGAAGTTTGAATCTCAACCCCAAGATACCCTAATATACCATGTCCACACAACGCTTAGGACTCATGGATCTGCTGGACGCCCGCATTGCGGAAGGTGGCACGGTCCTTGACGCCCCCGAACACGAAGAAATCCCCGGCAAGGAGACTCCCGGCAAAGAGACTCCTGCCAAGGTGACCCCGTCGAAATCCGAGGAGACTCCCGGCAAAGAGACTCCTGCCAAGGTGACCCCGTCGAAATCCGAGGAGGTCGAAGAGATCGAGGAGATTGTCGAACCGTCCCTCGACGACCTGACCAAGCTCGAAGAGGAGGAACCCGAGAAGAAGAAAGCTTCGAAGGAGGAATCCACCGAGGACGACGATGACGAGGAGGAAGTCCCCGAAGAAGTCAAGAAGCAGGGAGCCAAGTCGGAAGCCCGTTGGAAGGAGCTTCGTGCTGCGGAGAAGGAGAACCTGTCTCTCAAGGCCGAGATCAAGACATTGCGGGAGAGCGCCCCCGAGGTCTCCTCCGAAAGGGTCAAGGAACTCGAAGCCAAACTCGCTGAGCAGGACAAGATCATCGCTGCGGTGTCGGTCACGAACTCCGAGCAGTATCAACAGGAGGTTCGTGCTCCCATGGCTCGTGTTGAGAAGGAGGTCAAAGCGATCTCTGACGGGGACTCCGAACTGGAGAACGAGATTTTCGAGGCTCTGGCGGAGACCAACCTGTCCGCTCGTGCCAAGAAGTTGTCCGAAATCACCGACGACATGCCGGACTTCCTCAAGCACAAGCTCTATGGTCTCGTGAGTCGTGCGGACGAGATCTTCGAGAAGGATGCCGAGTTCCGGAAGAATGCCGCCGAGATGAAGAAGGATCTCGACCGGAAGGGACTCGCCGAAAAAGGTGCCCGCAGCAAGGAAGACCAACAGGCTCTCGAAGCTGCCGCCGACACCGTCTGGAAGAACATCACCACCAAGATCCCCGGCATTGTTGGGGAAGACGGAGAGGTGCTTCCCGAATTCGCCGAGGTCTTCAAGAAAGGTCGGGGGGCCAACCTCGCGATTGCCGCTCTTGGAACGCAGGCTTTCGCAGCCTTCGCTACTCATCTCGTCCCGGCTCTGGTCAAGAAGCACGCTGCGGAGCGTGCGGGCTACACCAAGCGCATCGGAGAGCTTGAGAAGTCCGTTGCTCGTCTGACTGGTTCCGCCCCCGGCAAGGGCAAGGGAGTCGGAGTGAGCGGGAAAGACCCCGCCCCCGGCAAGTCCGACAAGGACTACAAACCGGGATCGACGTTCCTCGAAAGTGTGGACGAAAGATTCGCGAGCGGTGACATCACCTTCGGGTAATTCGTAAGCAAGCATATATGGCGTTGCCTGAACCAAAACTTTTTTCGGGCAACGCCTTGCTGCATCTCGTTCCTCAGACCGTCCCCTGCTATCTTGACCCCCATTCGGGGATGAGATACTACCTCACTGGCACGGAGTATCTGAGGTTCGATTTGTGGATGACCGAGGGGTGGTTGTCCCACAGTTTGCTCCACTTCGGGTTTTACGAGCGACCGGTGTTCGAGGCGATAAAAAGGCATCTGCGTTCGGGCATGGTTTTCGTGGATGTGGGGGCCAACATCGGAGCGATGTCTATCTTCGCCCACCGCATCACCGGGGCTCCCGTGATCGCCTTGGAACCGGAGGGGCGAATGAGGGAGCTTTGCCGGATCAACTTCGCCCATCACGGAATGCCTTTGGACTGGGTGTTATCGAAGGCTGCGGGCAAGGAGGCGGGGATTACCGAGCTTCGGTGGACCAAGACCCCCGGAATGTCCTCCTTTCGGCGGGAGGAAGAGAAGGACGCCGTGGTTGAACGAGTTCAGGTGGTCTCTCTCGACGAGCTATTTGGTAATCTGCCCCCGCAGTATGCTCATGTCGATCCCCCGCAAGCCATCAAGATCGATGTGGAGGGGTTTGAGATGGAGGTCATTGCCGGGGCGGAGAAGACTTTGCGGGGGCTCCCGAAGAAGGGGTTCGTCATTGTCGAGGCGCACCCCGGACCCAACCTCGGATGCACGACCGCAATGATTGTCGAGCAGCTTTCTCTGCTGGGGTTGAAGTGCTTTGAGCTTACCGAGCTTGGGCAACCGGGACCGTTGACCGGCAATCTCGGGGCACAGGTCATTGCCTTTCCGGGGTAAAAAGATCCTCACACAACCAAAAAATCCTTGACGCCCTCGCGTATTATGCGGTAGGGTTCAGGTGCGTTCCCGAGATGTCGCTTAGCATCCCGGTGGTTGCTCGAACCACGTCTCGTTCTATCCAACACCTCAGAGCTTCCTTCCCCGAACTGGCTCGCCGGGACCGACAGAAAACAGCCCCCAAGAGGGAGGTTGTGAATTTCTGGCTCACCACACCCTTTATTCTACTTTCCCATCATGGACATCAACGATCTTTTGGTAAGCGAATCGGGACGGATCTCCGAGGACATCCACGACCGCACGCTTCACACTACTGTCTGGATCGATCTTGTCGAGAAGGGGACTTGGCCCGACGAGATGGGCGAGCAGATTTCGGTGCTCACTTACGAGCGCACGATCCCTGCGAACTCTCCGACGTGGCAAACGGTCACCTTCAACGATGGCACTGGCTCCAACTGTGTGCCTACTGCCGAACAGATCGAATTCGCTCAAACCCTTCGGAACTACAACCTCCAGCAGACGGCTCTCGAATCGCCTCCGGTTTGTATCAACGACCTGCGTTTCACGTTCAAGCGGCGCAAGCAGCTTGAGAACTGTTACAGCATCCTGACCCAGAACACCGGTTGGCTTTGGCAGGAGCGTCACCGGAGCGAGTATGTGCGCCTCTCGGAGCACAAGGTCATCTGCGCTGACGGTTTCCCGGAAGCCAGTGGCTCCTTCCCGACCACGGAACCCACTGGTCGTCTGACCGGCGACATCCTCGAACGGTTCCACCTCAAGCTCACTCGTCAGGGTGCGGCTCGTGATGACGGCTCTGTCGATTACGTCGATGGTCGCCCGCAGTTCGTCGCGATCATGTCGCCCGAAACGGACAAGGCTATCGTCCGCAAGGACTACGAGATCCGTGAGGATATTCGGAACACTTCTCGTGCTCCCGAGCTTCTTGCTCCTCTCGGTGTCAGCCGCGCCTACAACGGGTTCTACCATCTCATCGACGACTTCCCGCCCCGCTGGAACTTCACCGGGGGTGTGTGGGTCGAGGTCCCGCCGCTGATTCTTGTCGCCACGACCAAGGGGTCGAGGGCTGTCGAGAATCCGGATTACGAGACCGCTACCTACGAGGACACCATCATCTTCCTCCGCTCGGTGTTTCGTTCTCTCATCCCGGCTTCGATCACCACTCCCGGTGGCGAGACCGAGTTCGAGGCTCAGAAATACATGGGGGATTGGAAGTGGCTCAACATCCCAGATCGGGTCGAAAACCCCGACAAGTCTTGGGGCTACTTCCGTGGGATCTTCTCGTCCGGGTCTGAACCGATCCATCCGGAGTTCGGATATGTGCTTCGCCACAAGCGGGCCAACGTCCAGAACGTCTTCATCGACGAAAACCACAACCCCGTGGCTTAACGAGACCACTTTCGCTTGGGGCAACAAAGCGTAACATGGGGAGCCCCCTGACGGAGAACCACTCTGGCAGGGGGCTCTTTCCTTACTAGGCAAGGTCATGAGAACAGAGAAGTTGAGGTTCAAACTTCCGGAGGGTCTGAAGATCCCTAATTCGGGAGAGGACACGGTGGATCTCATGGCAACCATTCGAATTACCGAGGGGGGCTATGCCGAACTCGAAGCTTTGGACGGACACGAGGTCCTCCCGAGGAAAACACTACTCGATGTAGTAGACGACCACTTCAAACGTCATGGCTAAAACCATCTGGCTTCAGACCGACACCGGGAAAAACGGCGGGCAATTTTTGATCGATGCCGACACCCGCAAAATTCCCACGGTGATCTCCGGGAACAGCCTCCAACTTTTCTTGGGGGCCTTTCGTTTTGATCGACCCCTAGATCTTGCGGGTTTCGAACGAATTAATCTTATCATTCGGGAGAGTCAGACCGACGACACCCCCGCGATGGTGGACACCAACGTTCTTGCGGTCGATGTGACCGACACGGTCACCCTTACGGCGTGGAACAATCGCACCGGCTACAATGCCGAGTTCAACGTCGCTGCCGGGGAGATGGAGTATGACATGGGTGACGACGAGCAACGGACGCTCTGGATGGTCCTGACCGCTTTCAACGACACCTCGGGAGCCGAGACCGTTCTCGGTTCCGCAGCGATCATCATGTATGCGGACAACAACTCCGGGTCTGCCGGGGGTGCCCAATACATGCTCAAAGAGATCTACGACACCAACGGTAACGGCAAGGTGGACGTGGCGGAACTCGCCGAGGCTGTTGCATGGGATGACGTGACAGGGAAGCCGGGGTCTTTCCCTGCCGATCTCACCGGAGCCGTGCGATACGACGCAGCCCAGTCTCTCGATGCGGGACAGCAGGCGCAGGCGCGAAGCAATATCGGAGCCGGAACCCTGTCTTCCTTGGGGGCTGCGTTGCTTTACTCTTCGCAATCTCTGACGAGCGGGCAGAAACTCCAAGCCCTCACAAACTTGGGGATCAATGAGCTATCTCTCGATGGGGCGCTTCGCTACGATCAGGCGCAAACTTTGACGACGCCTCAAAAGGAGCAGGCTTTGGACAACCTCGGAATCAGCGGGCTCTCCTTGGATGGAGCGGTCCTGTATTCCGGTCCTCAGACGTTGAACGACACGCAGAAGGCGCAAGCCCGAGACAACATCGGAGCGATTAGTTCTAGCAATCTTGAGGGAGCGGTTCTCTACGATCAGGCGCAGGCTCTCACGGAGGACGAGAAGGAGCGGGCGCGGGGCAACATCGGCGCGTCCGCTTCGGAAAGCTCCTTCACGGATCGGGTCATCCTGTTCCGGAAGGAACTCGACACCGTGCTCGGAGCCACGACAAACTGCCTGCAAGACATCTCGTGGAGCGGGCAAACTCCTACCCTTCCCGTCTTGTATGCGTTCATCGAAGCCTCTTCCGGGGAGCTTCTATTCTATGAACTGAAGTCCGGGACGGCTGTTGCGAACGGGACCGTGACCGTGCTTCCCCACGATTACTCGGACCCCACCAACGACTACTACTGGGAAGCCGTGGCTCTCGACATTCCGGGGGTGGCGTCCAGCGAGGAAACGATTGTGCTGCGAAAGGATCTCGACACGGTTCTCGGTGCAACTGCCAATTGTCTTCAGGAGATCTCGTGGAGTGGGCTCACCCCAACTCTCCCGGTGGTCTATGCGTTCGTCGAAGCTTCCTCTGGCGATCTCAAGATTTATGAACTCAAGTCGGGGACTGCGACAGGGAGCGGAACCACGACGGTCCTCCCCAATGATTATGTTGATCCGAGTAATGACTACTATTGGGAGGATGCTCTCGGGGCTGCTTCGGGGGCGTTGAAAGCAGACGGGTCTGTGGAATCCACGGGAGCCCAGACCTTCAACAATATTCTCCTTAATCCGAGTGCAAGCACGGCGATTGCATCCGGCAGTGTCGCCTACGCGAAGAACAACATGGTCCTCGACACGGAGGGGGCGGCTGCTTCGGATGCGTTGGTCGCGATGACCGGCGCTTCCTCGGGGCAGTTCTGTCTCATTCGATGTGCGGATGCCGCTCGGGTAATCACGGTGACACACAGCACGGGTGCCAACGGATACCGGACTTGGGATGAGGCGGACATCGTTCTCGATGATCCGAAGAAGGAACTTCTCACCAAGTTCAACGGTTCATATTGGACGGTGGTAGGATACTTTGGTGCTCCCGGAAGTGCCTCCCTCCCGGTCGATGACACGCAAACCTTGGTGCAGGACCCCGTGGATAACACGAAGTTGATCCGGCTCGATGCGGGAAACCTTGCTACTGCCACCACCGTGGTTCTCCAGACGCCGGGGGTCTCTGCCGTGGCAGGGTTGATCGTGTTGGAGAGGGCTCTCTCAGGCACGCTTGGCACCGGGCTGAAGTTGGGGTTCGTCGCTTCGCGTCCGGGGCGTGTCAGGGGTTGCTCCGCTTACGTATCGGGAGCCGGGACATACCCCGCAGTATTTCAATTGGTTCACGAGAGTATTGGGGTGGGGTCGCCTGTCTCCGTCAACACCTCCAGCACTCTCACGGCGACAAGGAAGTATGCTCGTGCCGAGTATGATCGGGCTTTCGTAGCGGGGGACACAATCTTTTACGAGATCCTCGCGGACGGTAGCCAAGATTACGGGGGATCTGGGGCTGCTGGGTCCTCGGTGAGCGAAGTTTTTGTGATGCAGTTCGAAGTTGTCTACGACCCAGCATGATCGAAGTGACTCCAGTATCAACATCTCGACCGGCTCCGCCGTCCGCGAGACCGCGATCCGCCCCGGTGCCTCCGAGGGTTGGATCGAACCTACCCATGGGGTTGGCCGAGATCGTGACAGTGTGTATGGGGGAACTCATCCACGAGATGCGGGAGTTTCTTCCTTCTGTCCGGGTAACCTTTCCGGGAAAAACGATCCACGTTTATACGGACCACCCGGAGGAAGTGCTCGCCATTGCCGAGGAACTTTTCGTCGAGAATTGTGTGGTGCATGAAGTTTGGGATATTTCGCAAGAGGTGTCTTTGGACAGAGTCGCCAAGCACTCTGAATACTGGCAACCGCTCCCTATCCTATGGAAGTTGAGAGCTTTGTCAGAACGAGTGGGCGAGCTACCCGAAGACTTCCGAGACGGGGTTCTTCTCGTGGATTGCGACATGACTTTCCGAGCAAACCTCGGGAGAAATTTTTTCGCCGACGTTGTGCTGTCCCCCTTTTACTGGGGTAGACGCGACATCATCATGCCTCAAGATCGTGGGGGAGGGTTGTTGCAGCATCGTGATGGGGAATTCAATGCCGGGATGTTGTTGACCCGGTCGAAAGAATTCTGTGCTTGGTGGACGAATGCCTACTTGTCAGGAGCAGGAGGCTTCTACGAGCAAGGGTGCCTCGACATGGTGCCGGGGGTCTTCACGACGGATTATTTTTCTCCCCTGCATAACTGGGGCAAGTGGCGATTTGTCATACCTCACAATGCCGTCAGGTCCTTCCATCAACACATCGGGGAGCCCTCCCGCCGAATGGATGTGGGGGCCCTGAAAATTTCCGCGCAACGTGCTGCGGCACGGGCTCGCACAGTCCTGCGTTCCAACCCCTCTCTACGTGCATGATTTCTCTCCGAAAGAACTTTGCCTTTATCCACGTCAACAAGGCGGGGGGCACGTCTGTCTGCGAGGCTCTCGCCGAGTGGGAGGACTGTCAGCCGTTTGTCAAGGATCACGACCAAGCGACCATCTATCGGGATCGGCTTGGAGTCGATCTGTGGAACGAGATGTTTTCTTTCGCGTTCATTCGCAATCCTTGGGATCGCATGGTGTCGAGCTACGAGTTCAGGAAGCAGTATTACCCGGACGAACGTTCCCCACACGTTGTCGCAGCCTCGCGGCTCAGTTTCCGGGACTGGATGCTTGGTCCGGTTGCAGACGATCCTCTCGACCGGGAATGGAGCAACCAGTTGTGGATGGTGTGCGACACGAATTGGCAAAGCATCACCAAGAGAGTCTACCTATACGAGGACTTCGAAGCGGGGTTCAGCGAAGCGTGCCGGGAGATCGGCATCAAGGAGCCTAGACTCGGGGCTTTCAACAAGACCGACCGCAGGGATTTCACAGAATATTACGATGCCGAGACCGATGCCTTGGTGAGGGAACGATTTGACCGGGATCTCGCGTGGGCCGAGAATACCTATCCGGGGAGGTGGAAATCCCCGGCAAGCCTTTGATTGAAAGACTCGATCAATTATACGCAACAACCCCAAACTACTATGGATACCAAAAGACCACTTGAAAGTCGCCGGATTCAGGGACTCCTGATTGCCGCCATCGGCATTATCGCCAACATTCTTTCCGCTCTGTTCGGGTGGGAAGTCAACACGGAAGCCGTCTCAGGGCTTGTCGCAATGGTGTTCGAGAACTGGGACGAGATCGTGACCGCTATCGGCATCATCTGGTCCTTTATCGGACAGGTTCGTGCCACGAGAATGATCGACTTTTCCGCGAACAAATGATTCAATGAGAGGGGTAGGATAACCTGCCCCTCTCAACACTACCCTAATGAATGCGCCCCACGTTTTACATATTGTCGCTATCTTCGCTGCGTTCTTCGCGGTCTTCGTGTATGGCATGGTGGCTCTCAAGTTCCTGGAGACACCGGTCTCTTTCCTATGGTTCGGAGCAGGACTCATCTTTAATGCCCTTCAGAGAATCAGCACCTATCTTCTTGACCACTGGGACTGGGTGTGGTTCTTCGACGCTATGCTTCTCCCTACTTGTGAAGCCGTGTGCTACGCCTTTGGCTCCACCCTTTTGCTTAGTCATCATCGGCGAGTCATTCGGACTTTCAATGAAAGGGTCCGCGAGCATTTCGATGATGACTCCACCTGCATTCCTGAATAACCCGGACATGAGCAGCTTGCCACCCGAAGCTATTGTCGCTATCGCCACCGCAGTGGGGGGTCTCCTCAGTGGAGGTTTCCTCGTGGCGCTTTTGAACCGCAGGAAGACTCGTGCCGAAGCGAAGGGCGTGGAGATCTCCGGGCACATGGAGATCGTGAATCGAACTCTCGACTGGAACAAACAGCTTCTCGAAGAGCGGGACAAGCTCATCACCCGGATCGAGACCATTGAAAAGAATCTCAACGCACGGCTCGAAAAACTTGAAAAAGAAATCGAAGCTCTCGAAGAGGACAACCGGAAACTTCGGAAGCGGTGCCAAACTCTCGAATACGAGAAGGAACAGATGTCCAAGCGTCTCAAGAACCTCGACTCCCTCGAAGCTGAATAATGGCTGAAGCCCAACATAGGTTCCCGGTTTTCACCCACGTCTCCCCGAAAGCGGGAGACGTGTTGTTCTACATTGTCGTTGACCGCAAGCTGCCCAAGTATAGGAGTCCTGAGTATGGGACGCCCTACCCCGGCAAGGACTACCCGAATCACGAGTTGGTCTTCGTGGAGCCCCACGATGCCGAGGGGATGGAGAGGTGGTTCTATGCGGCTGACCGGGAGGATCAGGCGAAGCATAACTGGGACGTTTCATTCCCCTACAACGGGCTCACCAATGCCCCCCGGTATGATTGTGTTTTCCTGCTTCGTCGGAGCAACTACGAGCCGGTGGAGAAGGGAACCAAGCACCCCCTCGACGAAGGGGATGCTACCCCCACAGAGTTTCTCCGCTTCAAGGGAGCAAAGCTCGTATTTGAAACTGAAGTAACAACCGGGAATGATAAGCTCGATTCCTTGTTCATTGCAGTCCGGAGAATCTATGACCGGGTGCCGTCTCTCGCGGAGCAGTTGATCCACAACATCGAAAAAACTTTTCCTTACGGGGGTCTGAGGACCAACCCCAGATTCACGAGGACCTTGATTCTCCCCCGTCAGGATTTTCAACCACTGGTGAAGGAGTCCGCAGATCTCATCTACCAGAACGCCCGTCTTTTCGAGGAGAGCGAGGTGAATGTGGGGGACCAGATCATCGAGTCACTATACATTCTGGTGCAGCGCAAGTATGATGCTGTCCCTTCGATGGCACAACAGGATGCCTACAATGCCTCCTACGATTACCCCTACCAAGCGAACGAGGACTACCCGAGGACCATCCGGGAGTATGTCGTGCTGCGGTCGGCACTCCCCACTCTGGAGGTTCCTCTTTCCGACCCCGATGACATCGACTCCGTGTATGCTTTCAAGCGAGTGACCCGCTTCAACGACAGCCTCGACTCCATCTACGTCAAGCTGGAGGTCGCTTATGACCGCATCCCCAATTTGACGGACGAGGAGGAGTTCTCCTTCCTGAGATCCTTCGGGTATCGTGTGACCCGCCCCTATGGAACTTCGGCACACCTGCGGCTTGTCTGGAGAATCCCCCATCCTCGTGAAGATTGGGTTGCGACTCCAGAATACGAGAGTTGCCCGGTGAATGGCTTCACGTCGCTCCTGTTGACCGACGAGACCATGGACAACCCGGTAGACAATCCGGCGTCACTGGCACTGGTTCGAACCTATGATGCTTTCCCCGGTCCCGCCTTCGCTGCGAAGAGCCTAGACCACAACGCCAACATCCCCAATCAATTCATCCGCAGGCGGGAGATGACGGTGTCGAGTCAGCCGGTGCAAAATAGCGCCGGTCTTCCCGCAGTGGGCGGGAGCCCCATCGACGGGGTCGGGGCAACCATGTCTTCCAACGTCGGTCCTTCGGGGAACAATCAGGTGATCCACCAGAAGGGAGACACCTTCCTGAAGCTGACCATCAATCCGTTGGAAGGTTGGTCTCTCGACCCCGAGACCGGGCTCGTGTTGCGGGAGCGGCAGGAGATCGTGCCTGCCGGAACTGCCGGGTCTGACGTGGATGCGAACGGGAACTACTCGGAGATCACGCCGATCAATCCGTTCTTCTCGATCAAGACCACAAGGAAGTCCACGGGTTTGGTAGGCAACACCCGAAGCTATCAATCTGTGGTAAACTACTCTTGGCCTGCGGTTCTCCGGTCGATTCAGTTTTTTGCAGTCGAGGCGCATCGGGACGGGGTGGAGTATCTTGATCGATTCGGGTATGACTACACCCTCAAAGAGGGATACTCAGGTCCTTGCAATGCGGTTATCACCGAGTCTTGGAGCAAGACCCCAATTGCGGTCAGTGCCAATGCCGCGATGATGCCCGAGGGCATGTCCTTCGATTTCCCCCTGACTCGCGGTTTCTCGATCCCCAGTTGCTTGCACCCATCCATCACGATCACGGAGGTAATCGGGACCAACCACCCCAAGTATGTTTACACTACCACTACCAAGACTTTTCCTGCGACCAACTATGTGGATTGGCCCGCAGCTATTGTAGCCTCCTACACGCAGACCCCTTACCGGGGTGGCTTCAAAGCCGAGAGAGTTCTAGTGAGCAAACCTTCCTGATATGGCGATCAAGAAACAAGCGGGTGGCGGGCTGTTGACCGGAGGATTAAAAACCGGGGGGCTGACGACTGGCAAGTTGGGGGCGACTCGTCCGGTTGGATTGAACGGAGTCTCCGAAGAGGCTCCTGCTTTTCCGGAAGCCAAGTCGGTGTTCAGCGAGATCGCCGACAATTATGAAGCTGCTTTGTCAGGGGCACAAGGTCCGGAAGCCCGTTTCGCCGCATTGCTGGAAGTCGTGCAGGGGGAGATCGCCTCCAGTCAGGACAAGACTATTTTCTCCTCTTCTGGTGGAGCAAGAATCTCGGGTTTCCGAGGAATGTATACCGTGCAGGGAGCCAGAGAATCCAAGGCGGGCATGACGCTTGCCAGTGATGAGACTGTGCTTCCCCGAGTTCCTTGGTCCATCAGGTTCGACGGGGAAGCGGAAGATTACTTCCTCACCTACCCCGGAAAGATTTACTGGAGCTTCGGGGATCTCGATACCGAGGTGACCATCGACAACCTCGACGACCCCCTCGACATCTCCGCGAATACCTTCGTATATTTGAAGCTCTCCAACATCGCTTCTGACACACCCACCGTGGAGTTGAAGAGTGGCAATAAGTGGACCGAGCACCCGAAGACTTTCAAGACGGCAACGGTTGGTTTCATCGAGGAAGTGACCGAGGCATTCTTTCCCCTATGGGAGTTCTTTCCCGGAGTCATCGGCTCGGGGGACTATGGTGCGCAGATCACCGCAACTATCTGGGGTAAGCATCTGAATCGTTCGCCTCAGTCCGTGATGATCTGGGGTATTCACAATCCTGATATTAACAACTCCCGCATCGCAGTTCCGGTGCTGGTTCCTTTGGCATAATGGCAAGCAAGTTTCGAGATTTCATTCCCATGTATGGGGCGGGGCCGGTCTACGGAGCGCGTCCTGTTTCACCACACCCCTATCGGTTTACCTCGGGGGAGACGAGGAAGGCGATTCACCCATGCAGCGCACACACCCAGCTTCGGGGCGCGATTGCTGTGAACCCTTCGTCCACTCTATACCGCTACGGCAGAGGGACCGAATTGGTGACGGAGGCAGTTCTGGAAAACTCTCCCTACTTCTTTAAGGGGGACTTCACACGGATTCCTCAAGAGATGATTCAATTCTGGCAACAGACCCGGCACTCTCTGGACTTTTCGTTCTCGAACGAGGTCGGGTCGGAGAGTCATTCTGCGGACATCGAGGATCAAGTTTTCAGCTACACTTACAGTCCCAGTTATGTGCCTGCCACGGAGTCGATGGAAATGTTGGAGAATCCTCCAGAGGGCAACGGTGGAGAGTATCCCCTAGAATTAGAACCTTCTCCAGAATACCTTGATCGCATTGCTTGGGAATTCAATACCCAGAATCGTTCGTGGGACCCGGAAGGGGTGCCATGGAGTTCCCCGGTATATGGGGACCCGGAGGAGTTTCGTCTGGGGCACCGACATGCTGGATGGGCGTGGAAGCTGTGTCAAGACCACGATAACAACGCAAGAAATCCTTTCGGAGGAAGAGGTGCGAGAAACGGAGATCCACAGGGCAACACCCCGTATGCGTTCCTGCATTGGGTCCATGACGAGGGAGCCGATAGCTCGGGGGAGATTGACACCGGAGTCACCTATTACTCGGAGACTCTGGAAGAAGACGTTCCCCTCATTACCTACTGGGACTCTTATACCGGGGCGAAGAGAAGCAGTTTGTCGGTTTGGCTGCGAGCCCAGCTTGTTTACCTTTCCCATTTTGGATATTGGCATTTCGAATGTTACTACGATCAAAGCAGTTCCGACACCTCCGAGATTGACTTCGGGTCGAGTGCGTCTGCGCTTTTGGAGATTCAAGGTTTCTACGGAGACTTCGAGCTTTGCCAAGTGCACAAAGACATCTGCCAGTTGGAAGCGGCTGGCTTTTACTCCGGGAACCCCTCATACTATTATAGGTCTTTGCCGGAGTTCGACTTCGATGTCCGCACGTATCCTTATGGTCCGGACGCCAGTTCCATCTTTGACCAAACCTACGGCGCATCCACTGGCATCAACGTGGCAGGGTATGAGTCAGTGTGGGTTCCTTCCACCGACCCCAGCCTCATAATCTCGGGGACCTTCGATTGGCACTTTGCTTGGGAGCGATGTATCCACACCGGAGTTCCGGCACAAGACGCTCCGACGCAGGGGAACCGGGAAAATTTTGGACCCGTGTGGGTCCACGCTCCTTCTTCTTGATTTATCTCTTTCGACACGGTAGTATCTGAACATCATGGATCTCGGTCTCACCAACAGCACTGTCGCGGACGCCCGAGAGCGATTCGCCCACGAATTCTTCCCGAACGACACGTCCGATCCGGCGTTCCTCGTCAGGTTGAATGAAGTCATTGAGCGGTATCACACCATGGAGAAGTGGGTGGGGAGCCGAGCCACGTATCGGATCGATGTGTCGGAAGACAAAACTTTCTTCCTCCCCTATTATCTGGAGTCGGTCATCAATGCAAACCTCGACAAGACTCCCGCCGTCGTTCAAGGGGATCGCTATCAGTTTGCCTACGACGGTGTCGGGGAAGTCGATGCCCAAGGGAGCGTGTTTCGAACCCTCATGGATCTTGGGTCTTTCGGAGTGCAAGCGAGTTTCCCTTCGACCGCTTCCACCCTGACCTTCTCCGCCGTCGCCTCCGTGGACGAGAACAAGAAAGTGCGGGTCCTTGGGTATGACTCCAACGGGAACTGGGTGGTTGATTCTTCCGGGACCCCCGGCGAAGAAGTCACCCTCGCCGGGACGACTGTCGCTACAAGCATCGTATACTCGGGGGTCAAGGGTATCCAAAAGCCGATCACTGCCGGACCCGTCACTCTGTCCCACACCGCAAGTTCGACAGTGCTGCTTCGAGCGGAAGCCTTCATGAAGAAGCCGCTCTTCCGAGCCTATCGGGTTCTCGATCTCGGAGCCCAATCCGTGCTCGCGCTCTGCAAGCGTCGTGCCGTGCCGGTGGTCGCAGAGGAGGACTGGCTTTTCCCCGGCAATCTGTCCGCGCTCAAACTGGGGATGTATGCTCTCGACTTCGAAGAGAACTCCTCCATGGGCAAGGCTCGTGAATACTTTGGAGCAGGCATCAATCTTTTGAACGAAGAAGCTTCCCACTACCAAGGTGGTGCGCAAGAGCAACTGGACTTCCAACCGTGGGGTCCGGGGGTGGGAGGCATCGACAACATCATGTGATACCATGGCAAGACGATTCGGAGAACCGGGGGCACTGGCAGTCAGCCCCTCCACCAGATCCTTCGGAGCCGAGGGAGCCTTGACCGTGGACTCGCCCTCCTTGCTGGAGCGCCGGGATGCGGTGTCTCGTCTCGCAGACGATCAACGGGTAGAGCGCAATCTCTACAAAAGAACTTTCCGGGGACTCAATCGCCGACTTCGGAAAGGGGACACCGCTGCCGGACAGGAAGCCATTGAACTTCTCAACCAAGGTCGTGCTGCCGGGATTCAAATGACCGGCATTCCTTCCGCCAATCACGACTTCAACTATGCGGGGTCACGTCTTCTTGACAGTCGGCGTGCTCCTACCACTGGGACGGGAGGGTCTGCACCCGTGGTGATCGCCGGAGCGGACGATGGAGGCAGGTATGAAGGAGAGGCGAGAGGGGTCGTGGATCGCCGGTATCGCCAGATGGGAGGGACCGGGGTCAACCCGGTTTTCTCCACCAGAACCTCCAACGATGTCGCAAGCTCCCCCGGTCTCGCGCCGGTCAAAACCGAGACCGACCCGGAGACCGGCGACCGGATCATTCGTGACGCTTCAGGGAACGTCATTGGCAGGGGCTCTTCGGGTCCCCGGACTCCGGCACCTACCCCGACCGCTTCGGGAGCCGAGGTTCTCTCCCCCGAGTCCATGGCGCTTCGTGAAGGGGTGAATCGAACCACTCGTTCTCTCGAACTCTATGATGCGGTCGAAGCCGGAACGCTCAAACTCGCAGACCTCGACGAAGAGGAAAAGAAACTTTACTCCGAGGGAAGCGACTTCCGAATCTTCCAGAGGGAGGAAGCGGAGTTCGGCAGGGAAGAAGCAATGAGTCGTCTTCAGAATCGTGCGCGGGCCGGAGTCCGAACCGAGTCCCTCGACCCCGAAGGTCGCCGTTTCAAGTCGGCAACCTTGCCCGACATTCGGGAAGGTATCAAACCCCGTAACCGAATCACCCGTATTCTTGGAGGCTAACACATGGCGGACCTACTAGATGAACTTCTTGAGGGGGTTCCGAACGTCGGAGGGCGTTCGGCTCCTTCCGTATTTGGGAGGAACGCAGTCAGCTTTGAGCAAGCGAATCGCCTCACCGCCGACCGGGCCAACACCGAGAGCCAACTACTTGAGACTCGGAGTCGATTCAACAAGCTTCGTCGTGAGGAGCAAACTCTCCAACAGGGTCAACTTGCCATGTCCCAGTTGACCCAACTGGACCCCGCTAACGACCCCGAGTATATGACGAAGGTGCAGGACATTCTTGCACGCAACCCCAACGCATCGCTTGATGCTGCCGTGTCGAATTTCCTCGAAGTGCAGGGAGGGGTCTTTGCCGATGCCGAGGCAGATCGTGGTGCCGAGATGGAACTTCAACGTCGGCGCAGGGAGGGGAACCGTGACTTCCGGGTTCGTCGCAAACAGGAAGGCATTCTCCGGGAGGATGAGAAGGGCTTCCGGGATCAGGAAGAACTTGAGGATGCCTATGAACAAATGTCTCCGGCACAACGGGAGCTTTACGACAAGTATTCCAAAACCGCTACCCCGAAGCAAGCTCTTCGCCGGGTCATCTCAGAATCGCAGACGGCTTCCGAGGTCAACGCTCTTCTCGCGGAAGGGATTTCGGAGTCGAAGATCTTCGGGGTCACCGATGCCGATGGGAACGTTCTCGAAGAAGGACTCGTGGACGACAAGGGGCGCGTAGACCCCAAGAAACTTTCGGTTTACATGGGCGAAAGGAAACAAGCCCTCGCCCAAAAAGAACTCGAAGACAAGTCTGTCGCCGAGAAGCGGACCCGTCTTCAGGGACTCATGAAATATCAGGAGGAGTTGAACGACCCGCTCAATGAGTCGGCGACCCCCGAGCGCAAGAAGTTGGTTGCCGATTCCATCGACAAGCTGCAACGTGAACTGGGTGATCTGCCTTCGGAAACCACCGGAGCCGGGGGCTTGAAAGACACCACCAAAATCATCCGGAAGGACATCCGAGAGTCCGACCGCTTTTTCGAGTAATCCCATGGCTGACCTCATCCCGCTGGACGAAGTCCTGAACGACCCCCGCTTTCAAGAAGGAGACGCCGACACCCGGCTCGATGCTATTCGAAAGTGGGAGAATTATGTCCTCGATCAAAAGAACTCCACGGGAGAGTGGAATCTTGAGGACAAGCTCCGGCATGACATTCGAGTCAAGCAGGCGCGACAGCAAGCCCTCGGGATAGAGCCCATGGCTCCTGAAGAGATCCTCTCTCAGATGGCGGAGGAAGAGAAGGAGGACAACCTTGCTCCCATCTTCGCCGCATTGGAGGAAGTCCGTGCTGCGGAGCGGGAGAAGCGTGAGATCAACAACCTGAAGTTCCGAACCCTCGGAGACGACGAGGACTACTTGTCCGCTGAGTTGCAAGCTGCCGATGACCGGATCTACCTCGCCACCAAGGGAGCCAACAAACAGGCGGGGAGAACCGGAGTGGTGGAGGAAGCCCGCCGAGCGGACGAAGCCTTGCAAGGGAAGCGTGACTACGGAGTCGTGCAAGGCAAGTTGTTCGTGAACCCGAAGCTATACTATGATCGGGAGAAGTTTCTTGAAGTCGTGAACAACTCCGAAGCCCGCAACGAGGAGAAAGCCCGTGTCCTTGCCGGGTTCACTCGTGTTCGGGAGGATCTCGCAAAAGAACATATTGGAAGTTTCAAAGGTCTCACTTCCTTCAGAGGTTTTGCCAAAGAATACGCGGCTACCAATCCGGAAGCCACCAATGGGGATGTCATCGAAGCCTTTCAGAAATCCAACCGTGGAGATTGGGAGAAGGGATTCGAGGCTTTCGGAAGTGGACTCCTCTCCGGTGCCGAGGGTGCCGGGTATCTGGGGATTCTCGCAGGGCAAGGGCTCAAGAAAGTTGGGGCGGATCGCCTCGGGGGAATTGTCGAGGACACCTCCATGGGGTTTCTCGGTGAGACTTCCGCAGCCAAGCAAAGCGCCAGTGCCCGAATCGAATTGCTCGGAGGGCTGGAGGGAGCCGGGAAGTTGATCGACCCCGCTGCCAATGCCTTCGTTCAGATTGCCACCACCATGCTGTCCGGGGGAACCGTGACCGTCGCAAAACAGGTGGCTGCTCAAGCCGCCAAGAAGGGGGTGAAGAAGCAGGTATCTGCGCAACTTGCCAAGAGTCTCCTCGCAAAGAGTCCGACCAAGAAACTGGCTACGGGTGAGTATCTCGACCTGCTCCAGAAACCCATGGCAATCGCCCTTGCCGGAGCCTCTTCTGCCGGTCCCGCTTTCTACGAGAACTACGAACGACATCGGAGCGAACTCGCCGCGCAGGGTCTCGCCGGGGAAGAACTCGAAGCCGAGGCGAGACAACGAGGTCTGCTCGATGCAACCCGGACGGGAGTCATCACCGCTGCGATCACGAGCGTCTTCGGTCTTCGAGGGATCGAGGGTATCGCTCGTCTCAACACAGTCGCCAACAATCCTGCGGCTCGGAAGACTCTTTCCGATCAAATCAAGAAGTATGCCGCGAAAGAGTTCAAGACCGAACTGAGTGACGGTGCCGCAAATACTTTGGCCTTTGCAGGTCGCGTCACCGCAGGGGGTCTCTCGGAAGGTCTGGAGGAAGCCTTGGACGAAGGGATCAACGGGGGTCTCGATGCCCTTATCAGCAACCCGGACATGACGTGGGAGGACTGGTGGAAGAACACCCTCTTCGCCGGGACTGCCGGTGCCGTCATCGGGGGAGCCGTGGAACTCCCCACCAATGCCTTCGAGTCTTTTGCTGCCCGCACCAACGAAGCGATTCTGCGGTCCCCCGAAATGGATGCTCGGAGACGCAAGGTCGAGGAACTCCGGGAAGCCGGTCTGACTCAGACTGCCGACGCTCTTGAAAAAGCCAACGTCCGGGAAGTCGAAGTGGCAGGCAACCGGGTGTTCGATGCAGCGGAAGCTCGTGTCACTTCTTTGATCGACGAACTCGACCAGATCGAACAGCAGATCGATCAAGCCGAACCGAACACGGACACGACGAAGTTGAAGGCGCGACGGGACGAGATCTCGAACCTGTTGAACGCGACGGTCACTCCGGGTGCCGAGTATGACCCGGTTGCCACCGGCAACCGGGCTGTTGCTGAACTGGTCGCCGAGGGCATGGACGCCACGGAAGCGAGAACCAAGGTTGTCAGCACGATCAACGACCGATACAAGAACACTCCGGTGTCCTTTGAGCAAGTCATCGAAGAAGCTCGTGAACGTGAAGTAACAACCGAGATTGTTGATGGTGTCGAGACTCCTTCTTCCGGGACCGCAACAGACGTGCCCGCTGCCGGGGGAGTCACGCCGGTCACCCCCACCAAGGCCGAGCCCACTTTCCGCGCAGTTGAGGGACGACCGGTGCGTGTTGAGGGGGAGACGGGAACCTTGGTCATCGAAGAAGACGGGACGGTCCTCCTCGACCGGGGACCCACGGCTCCTCCCATCATCGTCGGGAAAAACCCGGACCAGAAATTCTCCGAAAGCGAGTTCTCGGTGTCCTTGGACGAAAGCGCCGAGCAGGACGACGCACAAGCCGCCCAGATCATCTCCGAGGTGGGAGGGCGGAAACTGGCTACCCCGGTCTCCAGCCGCACGAGAACGCCAAGAACGGCATTCGTGAGGAAAGATGGCGCAGTCGTGACGAACCGTTTCGCCTCGACCCCCGGAGGAAAGCGTTCCACCGTGTCCGGCTTCGTGGCGTCCGACTTCACCGGAGACACCCCGTCGATGACCCTGAAAGACCGGGAGACCGGCAAGGAGTTCACCATCGAAGGGGACGACGCCATCACAGTTGGTCTCGAATTGCGGGCTCGACAAGGAGCCGAGATCGCCATCGAGTATCCCCGCTTCGAAGAGGTGCAGGACATCCCGGAAGTGCGGGCGGAAGTTCGCGAGGGAATTGACCGTTTCAACCAGCAGCAAGAATACACTGCCGAGCAGTATGAGCGGGACGCTCGTATCTTCGAACAGTCTCTCACCCGGCACCTGATCAACAAACCCAACCTACTGAAGCTCACCACGGACGAGGATGTCGAAGCGACTCCCGAGGAACTTGGTGCCGCCGTCGATGAACTAAACAATCTGAGGGAACAAATCTACAATGAAACCAAAAACCCCAACGTCAGGCAACGAGTCGAAGAACTCCTCGACGAAGTCCTCGCAGACCTCTCCCGAGTGGAAAGACGTTCTTCGCAAACTGCCTCTCAAAGAAAGGCTGAGACTGCAACTCCTTCCGGAAGCAGCCCAACGCAAAGCCGTCCAAGACTTCCTTCGGTAGCCCCCGAGGGAACCGGAAGCCCGGAAAGTTCTGCTGGACAAACCCAAGAATCTGTGGTATCGGATTCTGAAACCAACCCGCCCGCCCCATCGAGATTCCAAGACTTCAAATCCAATTCCTCCGCTCTCGCGGCGATCATCCGGGAATCGAAGGACGGATTCACCGTGGGACCGGACGGAAGTTTCGCCACGATTGGCTACCTCGTCGCACCCTCGAAAGCGACGGGGGCGTTCGTGAACGAGGACTTCTCGGATGCGGATCTCGAAGCTTACTTAGAGCAGCACGCAGATATGTTCGACATTCCGGGAGCGCAACTCGGAGGGTGGTTCGACATCGACACCAACCGCTTTGTGCTCGACGTTTCTTTCCCCATCATCAACTTCGACACTGCGGTCGAGATCTCGATTGCCGCTGACCAAGACGCGCTCTTCGATGTCTCGACCTTCACCACCGTCAACACCAAATCCAACAGAGGGAACCCCAACAATGCAAAAGAACCCATCCTCCCCTTCGGATTCGACACCACCGTCGAATCCATCAAACAAAAGTTCCCTGACCCCAGTGTTCTCCCGCAGCTTGCCTCGCAGGAATCTTGGGGAGTCAAACAAGAGTTGGGCGAAGAGAGCAGTCGAATCCTTGCGGACGGCAGCACCTCCCCAGCGTCCCCCCGCTTCTTCCGAGACTGGCTCAAGAGTAATTCGGGGAGTGACAATCCCCGCCCGACCGAAGTCGTCGAGAGTCTCCGCCGAACAAATGAAGAAGCAGGCGGAGGAGTCGAATCGCCGCTTCGGAGGTCCTCAGAAGCCCAGCGAGGAGGGCTGAAGATCTTGCCGGGGCTTCCGGCTGGAATGGACCCCGACAAGCCCGACTACACCAGTGGCGAGGAGCACGAAGTCTGGAACGATTACTCGACCGGTCGGGTCTGGAAAGTCCTCCGTCGCCCCGACTACGGCAAGTCGCGGAACCTCCGCAAATACTTGGTTCGTCTCGAAGCTCAGAATGTCATGTGGGGGGATGACATTCGAGTCGAGGGACTTCTTCCAGATGGGCGAATGGTTACCTCTCAACCGTTCGTCGAAGGTCGTCACCCCGAGAGCCCCCTCGAACTGAGGAACCTGCTTGAGAAACAGGGTTGGAGCGAGTGGAATCGTTCCGGGACCGTGTGGCAGACCCCCGATGGGGTTATCCTGATGGAGGAAGTGACTCCGCAAAATTTCATCGTGAATGAAAAAGGAGAGGCTGTTGCCATCGATGTCCTGTTCCTGACGAAGGAAGAAGCTACCGCTGACTCCGAGGAGGACTTCGAACCGGAGACCATCGAAGACCTCCTCGACCGCAACGAGCTTGCTTCTTTCGAAGCCCCGGAGACCGAAGCCGAGGTGACCCCCGAGCCCGATACCGTTCAAGAGCCCGAGGCTCAAGAATATTCTTTCGGTCTTACGGGTGCCACCAATGCCCGCTTCAGGCAGACCGAGGATCGCAGTGAGATCACTTTGACCGGCTCGGTGACGAACGTGTCCTCCGACCTTCGGGATGCGTTGAAAGACCGCTACGTGGACCCGGACGGAGAGCGCCCTGCGCGAGTCGCGGTCAACAAGCTCAAGGATGGCAACCTCCGTGCCACCGTCACCTTCGCCAAACGTCCGGCCCGAGTGATGGAGTTGCAGCGAGGAGAGGGACCCAGCGGGGTTAGCTTCTACACTTCGGGGCTCGATGCCATCGAGATCCACTCTGTCACGAACCCGGCTCCCGAGGTGACTCCGGAAACTGCACCTGAACCCTTCAAATCGATCAACGATTTCCTGACCGGAGTCACCTTCGGGGAACTCATGGATGAGCGTAATCGTCAAAAAGCGATGATGAGCGGAACGCAGCGCATGGCTTTCGACAAGGTGCTGCGACTTCTGGAAGACACCAAGAATAGCCGGGGTCGCCAAGTGCGCTCTGCCACCTTCCTTCCCATTGACGAAACCGATCCTCAAGAGAATGCCGCAAGAATGCTTGCCCTCGTCTCTGCCGAGAGACTCGGGATCGTCTCCAACGTGTCCTCGACCGGGAAGACTTTCCGATTCACCGGCAACACGACCGGGGTCACCACCCTTCTCCCGGTCGATGTGTTCCCGGAGATCGCGAACCGAAACACCACACCCTTGGACGCCAGTCCTACCTCCAATCCCACGGCTCGCACCGTGGCAGAGGTGAGGGAGGAGATGTTCAACACGGATTCCGTGCAGGAGTCGGAAGCATACCTTGAGGACAAGAAGCCCTTGACCTTGGTCCGTGTCCGCGACGACGGAGATTTCGAAACTTCCTCCATCCCCGGAACCAATCTCTTCAAGACTCCGGACGGCGACATTGTTTGGGCTACCTACGAAGATGGGCAGTGGGACTACGGATCGGTGTATTCCTCCGTGACCGACAACTTCGACGAAGACTCGATCAGGAACAAAGATGCTCTTGAACGGATCGCCGGAGAGATGCGTGACGCCCGCCAGCAAGCAGTGAGTGACCGGATCGACATGCTCCTCGACTACAACGAGAGAACGAATTCCGAAGTATGGATCGTCACCCAAGAAGACGGGGACACCACGAGATCCATGACTGCGAAAGAAGAGTATCTCTTCATCGAAGCCACGGACACTTTTCTTCGCACCCGAGGCAATCTTCATTCTGCTCGCGGAAAGAACACGCCTCTCAATGCAAGCCCGACCGGTGATTCTCCCCAACAGACTCAGTATACTCGTGGCGGGGAATGGTCGGAAGTGACCAATGCGCTTCTTGAGCGGGCTCGCATTCGGTATCCCAACGTGCCTACCCGACTCGACCGCACCGTCCCCGTTCCCGCCCGCACCGTGGGAAGGCAACTCATCTTCAACCCCGACATGCTTTCGGAAATGACGGAGGGCATGTATCCGCAGGATGCCGCCCACGCCATTGAGAAGATCTTCATTCACGAGACTGTCCACCTTGGTGCCACCCAAGAACTTGGGGACGCCGAGGTGATCGCACATGCCAACCAGATGTCACTTGACGAGCGACTCGATGTCGCCCGCAACTACCTTCATCGGTCGGCGTATCCCAGCGACCGGGACTACCAACAGGCTTTGATCGACTTCACCGGCAACGACCCACGCTTGACGCCTGCGCAGCGTCAGACGCGACTTTATCGTCTGGGGCACGAAGCACTCCGGATGACCTATGAAAGGCTCAGGACGGGGCACACGACCGAGGAGACCCTTGGCTTCCTGTCCATGAATCCCGGCGTGTTTCGACGGGCTACCTTCTACCTTCGCTCCGTGCTCCGCAGGCTCAGGGAATGGGTTCGCGTTCGACGCGATCCGGCTCTGCACTCCTTCATGGATCGGGTGTCCAAGGCTCTCTGGGTCATGGAGAATCGGAAGCTCCACATTGACCGGGGAGAGATCCCGTTCAACCCTTCCGAAGGAGCCCCCACTCCCACCACCGTATACAATGCCCTGCTAGGGCGGGAGATCGAAACCGGGCAAACGAGGTCGGTCCCTCTGGACGCCTCTCCGTGGGGGAGACAACAACGTGTCCCGCTCTACAACTCCGGGAAGACCAAGGGATACAATCAAGGGGGGTGGTTCTCTGCGGCCTTCCGCTGGGATCGTCGCCTGTTCGAGCAGCTTGAGAAATCTCGGGGGCGGGTGAACGCCTCCATGAAGCGTGCTGAGTTCTTCCATGCGGAGGTCCGGAGCTTGATGAAGAAGCACTTCGGCCCCGAGGATAAATGGCCCACGGCTCTCGTGAACGAGGCTCTCGGTAACACCGACAACCGGCTGACTCTCGCCGACGAAGATTTCTCCCGGCAGATCCGGAAGAGCGGACTCGCCCAAGCCAAGTCGGATTACCTCAAGGCTCGCCAGAGAGCGAAGAGCCTTGATACCCGAGCGACGACTACCGGCAATCGCTCCCTCGCCGACCAAGCTGCCAAGCTCCGGGAGACTGCGAAGGAGCAGTTCGATCTCGATGTCAAAGCCTACAAGCTGCGGGCCGAGAACTACGAGAAGCAAGCTCGCGCCCGCATTCGCCAACAAGCTCGGGTGCGGCAGGATGACATCCTGAACAACCAACTCCCTAAAGATCTTGTGGATGTGCTTCGGGACATGCGCCAACAGATCGACCTGCTCTCGAAAGAACTCCAACGCGACGGTCTGATCTCCGGAGATCTGAAGGCAACCATCCACGAGAATGAGGGGCTCTGGTTGCACCGTTCCTACAAGATCTTCGATCAGGACAACTACGTGGACTGGCTGCTCTCGGAGGATGCCGAAGCCTCCACGATCCGCAACAAGTCGCTCAACTTCATCCGTGCGGAATTGATCGCGGAAGAGCAGGCAAAGCTCATTGCCTCGGGTGCCGCCACCGGACCTGCGGCTCTCGCTCAGGCGCAAGCGGCAGTGACCGACGACATGGTCCGGGAGAAGTTCCACGACTATCTCTCTGTCGCCGACTTCGGCGTCAAGAACATCCTCCAAGGCGCGACCGTGTCGAAGGAGGTCAACACGCTCATGCAACGGGGCACGATCCCTCCGGAGATCCGCGAACTGTGGGGCGAGTATGACGATCCGATCATCAATGCCGCCAAGTCTCTGGGAGCCGTGACCCAGTTCCTCGCCACCCAGAAATTCTTCCAAGAGATCCGGGATCTCGGAGTCAAGGAGGGCTGGGTATCTGAGAACTCCCAGTATGATGGGCAAGGAAACCGGTTGGTGCCGCTCCTCACGAACAACGGCATGACGGGTCGGTTCAACAATACCCCGGATGTCCGGTTCACTCCTCTGTCCGGACTCTACGGACCCCCGGCTCTCCGGGATGCTCTTGCTCAGACCATGTCTGACCAGTCCCGTCCGGCGTGGCTGAAGTTCTTCCAGAGCTTGACCGGGTATTCGATGGCGACCAAGACCGTGTTGTCGTGGCAGTCGGCGTGGAGAAACTTCTGGGGGAACATCATCCCTACCGTCGCCAACGGCAACCTCGGTTGGAGATCTCCGTGGCAGATCAAGACTGCCATCGTCGATGACTTCGTGAATCTCAGCAACCGGGGACCCAAGGCTATCCGCGAAAGGATCATCCGTTTGGTCGAGTTGAACGTGATCGGCGAATCGGTGACCGAGTCGTTGATCTCTGAACTGACCCAAGGGTTCTCCTCGAAGAAGAAAGCGGTGACGTTCGTCGAGAAGATGATGGAAAAGACCCTGCTCTCTCGACTCGTCGGAAAAGGTTTCGAATCCGCCACAAGATTCTATGGGTCGCAAGACGACTTCTGGAAAATCGTGAACTTCGAGAACGAGTTGAAGCGAGTGGAGAAGTTTCGCCCGAACGCAACTCGCTCCGAGATCGAGGAAGAAGCCGCCAAGATTGTTCGGGCAACCATGCCCACTTACTCGCAAGCTCCCGAACTGGTGAGAGCGATCCGACTCATGCCTTTCCTTGCGCCATACATCACCTTCCCCGCCGAAGTTTACCGGACCTCTGCGGGAATCCTCCGCACGGGTCTGTCGCACGTCGCTGAAGGTCTGAAGACCAACAATGGTGCCCTGGTCGCTGCCGGGGTTTCGCGGCTCACCGGCTTCGCTCTCGCTACGGCAGGACTCTACGGCATCGTGGCTCTCGCCCGAGCCCAGTCGGGTTGGGACGAGGAAGACGAAGAAGATCTCCGCCAGCAACTTCCCTACTGGGAGACCAACTCCACTTTCGTCATGATGGGGAGGGAAGCCAATGGCGACATTGATTACTTCAACCTCTCCTATATGAACCCCTACGATGTTTGGGCTCGCCCGGTTCGTGCCTTCATCCGGGGCATGAAAGACCCCGACTCGGGAGTCCCTGAGACCATTACGGAAACCCTCTCCGAGTTGATCGACCCGGTCGCCAAGGAGCAGATCTTCTTCGGGGCTTTGATTGACATCGCTCGGGGCGTGGAAAAATCGGGGGGCAATGTCTATGACACAACCGACCCGCTTCTTCGCAAAGCCAAACTCTCCCTTCAACACATCTACGAGAGCGCCCTCGAACCGGGGTCCCTCGCTTCGATCCGTCGCATCATGAAGGGGTGGAACGAGGAAGTGTCCCAAGCCGGTCGGAGCTACAACTTCGCCAACGAGTTCGTGTCCGCAGCCTTCGGTATCAAAAAGTCCTCGACCAACTCCGAGTCCAATCTTTCTTGGGGTGCGAGAGCATTCAAATACGATCAGCGGCAGGCGGCTTCCGAGTTCACTCGTGTCTTCAAATCGCCGGGGACCCAGAGCAACGATGAGATCATTTCCTCGTATGTGCGGGCGAACGATAAGATGAAGGACGCATACTTGAGGATTCGTCGGAAGGCTGTTGCCGCGATTCGTCTGGGGACCATGACCAAGGGGGACGTTGTCCGGGAACTTCAATCGAGCAAACTCGGAGATGACGCGATTGCCGACATCCTCTCCAACCAATACCGGCGCTACATGCCGACCAAGGAGACTTACACCATTGCCACCCAGAACGGACGAGAACTCAATCAAGACCGGATCGCATTGTTCCGGGAAGCCCTGCAACTGGTCCCCCCGGTGCAGCAACTCTCCGAGGACGACAACTTCTGATCTTGACCGGGAAGACCCCTTAGATTATTGTTAGTCTCCTTGTTGCAACAAGAAAAGGAAACCAAACCAAACCAAACCAAACCAAACCAAACCAACCAAACCCAACATACTAGTATGAGTGCAGTCAAAGGAACAATCACAGGCAACGGAGCGGGGGTGACCCTGTTCACTCCCGCTCAACGCGGCAAACACCTTATCGTCATTGGTTCGGATGCAGCCAGTTTCGGTTTGGGAACCATCGTGGTCTCCCAACATGGGATCACGCTCAAAGACACCGCAGGGAACGACGTGTCCGCCACGGCTGCTGCCCGCTTCGTCGTGGACGGGATCACGGACGACGTGCCGCTGAAGACGACCACGACCGGTTCCACCACCCCCGACGTGGACATCTCCGTCTACAAACTCCCCGACAACTGACCCGCTCGGTGGGAGCCGGGGTGACGCCATGCGCCCCGGCTCCCTTTTTTATGTCCATGATTCTCGCAGATGTCAGCACCACTCCTCCGGGAGGTTGGACCTACACCCAGCAGGAGTCGGGGTTCCTCATTCGAGCCCTGACTCCTGCCGATCTCAAGTCCCGAATCTACCAGCATCGCAGAGCCAATGGCTTCGACCTCTCCTCCGGATGGTGGGAGGAGGTTCAACTGGAACTCTGTTCGATTCCCGAGATTGAGGAACGCTTCTGCCGGGAGCCGGGAGTCAAGACCCCCGAGGAGCGCCGTATCCGGATCGTGGATCTCCTGCGCTTCTTCCGGACAGTTCGGGCGTGGGTGGTCAAGAAAGGCTTCTCCGTGGCTCCTGCTGCGACGATACGGGCTCGGGCGGACATCTGCGCCGCCTGCCCCCTGAACGTGGACGTGAAGGGCTGCTACGGCTGTCAGGGCGTCCTACGGTGGCTCGCTGAGTTCCTCGACCGGGATGCCAAGGTTCACCGGGAGAAGGAACTCCGGAACTGCAAGGTATGTGGCTGCGTCCTGAAGCTCAAAGTCTGCCTCCCGGACGAGATCCTCAAGGAGGTCGTGGACCCCACTCACGACTACCCCGCCCACTGTTGGCTGAGCAAGGACGCCGGGAAAGAATAGAGGCTCTGCCGGTCGAAACCAGCAGAGCCTCCTTCGTGCGGGGCTGGGGCGGGCAGTTACGCTTTACGCGCCTTGGTCACTGCCGTTTGAAGCTCTTCCTTGCTCATGGACGAGCGACCGGGAATGTCCCGGCTGACCGCTTCGTCATAGAGTTCCTTTGTCGTCATCTCCTCGACAGCCAGAGGGGGCTCGACGGGCGAGTTGCCGCTTCCGGTATTCGCGGGCTCCGTGCTCCCCGAAGAAGAGTCGAGTGAGGTATCCGAGACCGGAGGATTCCCAGTCGTCTGGGTCGGGCTCTCGCTCGTTTCGGAACTTCCATCGGACGTGTTCGAGATCGAAGGTGAGGTCTCGACGGGGTCCGTGGAGGAAGAGGAATCGAGGGGAGCCGGGGTCGGCGAACCAGTCGAGGATTCTTCGCTGGAAGGGCTGGAGCCCTCCCCGGAATCGGTCAAGAGCTCCCTTCGGGCTCCCCCACGCGAGAGAAGACGACGTTGTCAATCTTGACGAAATCGATGTGGTCGGAATGCGGACGCTCATCAAAGATCCCGACGAAACCCTCAGAGGGTTTTTCCGCGATCTCATACTCGGAACCCGCATACTTGAGAAAGTCGCCGACCCGCCAGTCATCGACTGCCGGGGTAGGAGCTTCCCCTGCCGGTCGGGGATCGGCGACCTGCTGACCCAAGACCCCTGCCTGCTGGCGACGGGCACGGCGGGAATCGAGCAGGGCGAGAGCCGCCTTGAGATGCGCCACCACCTCGTCGTTCTCGGGACAGTTGAACGGACCTTGGGCGAAGCCCTCGTGCCGGTCAATCAGGATGGCAAGGAGATCCTCGCTATGAATCCCATTCGACTGCGGGTCGTCCTCGCTACCCCCCGGTGCCCCCTGTTGAAAGAGGAGCCCGATGCCCCGGCGCTGCGGCTGGAATTGCAGGGGGAGAAGGTCGTAGGAGGGGTTCTGACTCACCAAGGCGAGCCCGAGAATGACGTAAGCGTGAGACGCGCCGCCTTTGCCGGGGGCATCAACTCGCGTGATGGGGTGTTGTCCGGGACTGCCGGACTGGATTTCAGTTTGCATAATATACTATTTTGGGTTGTTCTCAACGACTGCTGAGAAAGTTTATCTGCCCCGAAGTCGTTCAGGGACTCCGAGTTTAAGTGCCAACTTCCGGCACTCTTCTTTGGTGAAAGTTTCCCGCTTCCCATGGTATACGTTCCACAACTCTTGTTCGACTTCTGCTCTCCGGGAAAGCTCTCTCCCGTAATCGCGTCTTGCGAACCAAGCATACCAGAGTCTTCGAAGTCGGATGGAAAGGGGTCTCATTTAGTTCGGGTTGCAAGCGTCACTTTAATCCACGGGAAACCGCAGGTCTTGGTATCGGTCACGATCTCCCCGGAGTCTTGCATCTTCTGAGCCACGCTCGCTCGCACCCGGTTATCCGCGATCCAAAAAATCGAGAACCCTCCGTGCTGTTGGATTTGTTCGAGGATCTCCTCTCGCCGCCCCTGCCGAGTGCGAAGGTCTCTCCGGGACACTGCGATCATCGGCAGTGCTCTTGGTAGAATTTAACCGCTTTGGGGTGCGCCTCGATGTTGGCGCTGCCACCCCGAAGGAACAGACCCTCCGCAGTCTTGGCCCGCGAGAGCGCCACGTAGGACTGTCCCTTGGCGAAGCACCCGGCGAGGTGCGCCTCGACCTTGGGGATGGTCATCCCCTGACTCTTGTGGATCGTGATCGCCCACGCAAGGCGCAGAGGAAACTGCTTCCGGGTGGCGACGACTTCGTCCCCACGGATGAGTTCGTAATCGGACTCGATGACATTGCAGGTCTCCCCGTTGTCGAACAGGACCTCGACCTCCGTCGTAGAGATCTGCTGCACCACCCCGAGGGACCCGTTCGCAAGACCCCGAGACAGGTTGTAGTTCGCGAGAAGCATGACCCGTGCTCCGAGTTTGAGGTGCAGCTTTTGAGGAGCCAAACATTCTTTGTCAATCTGACTGGCGAAGTTCGGATGCTTGCTCGACTCGGTCGCTTCGAGGATGACTTCCTCCCCCGGCAGGCGGGCGAGTTCGGTCAAATTCTTCTCCTCACACCCGGCATTGTGGGTGTGAAGGATGCAAGGAGGATGCGCCGGGTCGGTGTCCACTGCCTTGTGCCGCGCCTTCAAGAACTGGAACACCTCGTCGTCCGTCTCTCCGAAACGAATCTTGTTGAGGATCGCGGAAAAGTGTTCGTCCTGTTGCCGAAAAACCTTGGTGAGCAGGCGGACGTTGACCCCGGCATTCTGCCACGACTCCGCCGTGAACGCGAACTTCGGGGGTCCCTTCTTCGTGACAGGGGGCAGTTGCAGGAAGTCCCCGATGAAGATCATCTGGACGCCTCCGAAGGATTCTTCCCGGCCCCGAGCCAGCATGAGCACCTGCTCCAGCAGATCGAGCATGTCGGCATCCAGCATGGAGACCTCGTCGATGACAAGACGCTCACATTCTTGAAGGCGACGAAGGGTGCGGTCGTTGTATTTGAACGCCTTCTCCGCAAGGCTGTTCACGATCTGCGCTGCGGTCTGCTTGCCGATACCGAGACCGGCGAACGCATGAATCGTGCTCCCCTTGATCTGGATCGCAGCGATCCCGGTAGACGCAGTCACCGAGAGGTTGATGAACCGGCGAAGCCAATTGAGGAGGTGGCTCTTACCCACCCCCGCATTCCCGGTGACGAGGAAGTTGTCGCGGGTGGTGATGATCTCCCGAGCCAAGGCTCTCTGTTCCTCGGAGAGATCAGACTCCTCTAGCTGTTGCAGGACATACTCGTCCAGTTTGTCGATAGGTGGGTGTATGGTCAGTTCCATTAGTATGTTAGGTTGATAGGGTAGAAGTTAAATGCGGGTCCGGAAGCGCCGGATCTTGAATTCCATGAAGTCCGTCCGAACGACGAAGCGCCCCCGGAAGTAGCCTTCGTCGAAACGAATGTAGGTTGTCTCCCCAATCGTCTCGCGGGCGTTCAACCACTTCCATTCCCCACGCCAGTTCTCGGGGGTTTGTGGGTGCGACCCGTAGCAGTAGGCAGAAGACAGGGGCCGAGGGACTTCCACGGACAGCCACCCCGGTTGCACGACAATCCGATCCCACCAACGGGCGGCTTCATACCGGTCGGAAGGCACCAACTTGACCCTCTCGCCCTCGTCTTTAAGAATGTAGGGGGCAATGGGCTCCTTCCCGTGCTGCTCCGGGTATCGGTCCTCGTGGGGGAAATCCACAAGCTCCTTCCACCCCGGCAGTCGCAGCATGGTGTTCAAGGAATCGGTGTTGAAAGAATACGGGGCTTTGCGAGCCTGCCGCTGAATGAAGTTGGAGAACAAGTATCTGGTATTCTCCACCACGATGTCGAGCAAAGGCTGTTTGAGAACCCCGTCCGGGTGATACCAAACGAGGGGGGATTCGAGAACCGACTGGACGACATTGCCGTAGGGTGTCCCTCCGTCCCCCACCGTGTCCGGGAGATAGCGGAAATCGAGGGTGGTGAACCAGTCGTCCCGGACCCAATTCGCGACCAAGGCGTCAAGGATCTCGGGGACCAAGGCTCTCTGCTCATCGTTGAACTTCACCGCCCACTCCGGAAGCTTGGGCGAGATTTCTTCCCACGAAAGAGTTGCGGGTATTTCGAGTCTATCCATAATAGTTTAGGTATTGAATTCGTGGAAGAGAGCAAGGTTGGTTCACTCAAGAGACGAGAATCCCTTGAGCAACAGGGAGATGCTGGAAGCGTCTTGGGGGCGAGGTCCAAGGTCGGCGAGACTCTGCGCGGGACGTTTGTCGAGAACCACGCTCCCATCGAAATCGACGTAGAAGAATCCCGCAGCGACAGGCTCCCCGTTTTCAGGGTGAACGACGCAAGCGTGAGAGATCTCTTCATCGAAGACCACCACTCGCTCTTGCCCCATTTGATCGAAGATAACGTATTTCATACCGGGTTAGTTTTGCAGAGCTACTCTGGATTGTTTGGAAGTGACCTCCCACGCAGCCAGAGCGATGCGAGGGCTGGGGCTGACTCTGAAAAGAATCCTCGCCGTGCTTCCATCCGGGACCACCGGAAGGAAGCACGAGTTCTTGTGCATGGGAGGGTTGAAGGAATTCCCGGTCGTCATGAACACGAGGATCTCCAATTGCCGGACAAACTCCAAGGTGATGAACCCGGTAATCTCGGGGTTTACGTGCGCCGCGTTCATCAATACCTTGGCGAGAGTCTCGTGGAGTAGGTTGTTGCAGACATCAGGCTTCATCGTCTTTCGGGATTCGTTCCAGCACGGTGACCACGTTGCCCGAGACAAGTTCGTCCGAGGAGTGGTGGAAGAACTTGACCGATTGCACCCGGATCTTCAACCTCTTTCTCCCCGCATACCTTGTGATGTAACGAGCGTCACGGGTCGTGAGAAAGAACCCCCCGACCGGTGTCACGTCCATCAACTTTGCGAGGGACACTTCCTGTGTAAGTTCGAGACTCATCCGGGGTAGTCGGGGATCGAGGACGCCCAGTTCTCAATGGCTTCTTCCGCTTCGAGAACCGCTTCCTCGTCTTCCGCTGCGTCCATGGCTTCCTGAAGCTCCTCGAACTCGTGCGCGTGGCTCTCCAATTCGTCCACCCACTCCAAGCAGTAGTCGGCGCGTTCCTGAAGCATCTCCCCGGAGGGCGAATACTGGAGGCTGTCGGGCATGTTGGAGAGCTTGTCCTCCTGCTCGGAGCCAAGATCCCGCACCTGATCGGCGAGTTCCTGAAGCTCGTCGCCGGAGCGACACCCCGAGACCTGCTCTTGGAGGTCATACAACTGCCCGAGAAACTCGGACTGGGTCAGATCGGAAGCTCGTGGAGCGCAAGCCGGAGCCGCACAACGGTTCCTTCTGCCGCCGACTTTGAACTTCCACCAGAGGTAGGGGTCTCCGGCCTTGATCTTGGTTCCGCACTTGGAACAAGTCCCTTGGGATTTGCGTGCTTTGGCTACTCGGGTTACTCGGGGCATGATATGTTGAGGTTAGGATTTTTTGGTCGCAGGTTTTTTCTTAGTGAGGTCCGCTCGCACCTCGTTGGCAAAGGATAGGATGGAACGAACAAGGAACCCAACAAAGTAAGCCCACGGTTCGTCATTCGGTGACTCCGCTCCTTCCATGCCCTCCACCGAATAGTGAACTCCACATCGGGCGAGGGTGTGGTTGGCGACATGGACGCTCTCGTGAGCGACCGTCCCTATCTCCCGGACATTGTCAGGGATTTTGGGGAACCAGATCCCGCAGTCCCGAATGCCATGAAAGTTGAAGAACCTACCATTGGTGGTTGTATCATCAATCATAGCTTCGGGGAAAGGCGGGAGTTCGAAACCCGCCTTCTCCATCTCGGTTCGAAAGATCTCGGTCGCATTGCAGGTATCTCCGCCGAGCACCACGAGAACGTCGGTCTCGTAGGGTCCGGTGGACACCCACTTCCAATACACTCCCTTTCGCTTCCTCATGCCTCTTGAAGAATACGGGCTGCATCCCGGAGAGCAGCCGCTTCCCGGCACATGGCGTAGAACGTGCCGATGGTCTGGTCTTCCAGCAGAGCCGGGAGTTTTGCCTCACGATCCAAGGCCCCTCGGAGGAGCCATGCGGCGATCCTCGTCTTCTCCTCGCTCGTGGGGCTCTCCGAAGGCACAGGAGGCTCGACAGGAGGCTCGACAGGAGGCTCGACAGGAGGCGCAGGGGGCACAGGGGGCTCGACAGGGGGCGCAGGCGGCGCAGGCGGCACAGGAGGCACAGGAGGCACAGGAGGCTCGACAGGGGGCTCGACAGGGGGCTCGACAGGGGGCTCGACAGGGGCACCGAGATTCCACGCTCTCAGGAGCCCCAGATAGAGCGCGATGGCGGCGCGGGCGGGGAACTCGGTGTCCACCATGAGCGCGAGGTCTTCCCGGCGATCCATGAACCCCAGTTCGTAGAGGACCGCAGGCCCCTTGGTGTTCCGGAGCACGGCAAAACTGGCTTCCTTGTCAGGGTCCCCGTCCCCCAAATGCGGGCGACCCACAAGCTCGGGGAAAGCCGAGTCGTAGGCATCGTAGAGGGAGGTGGCGATTGGGTCGGAAGGGGACTGACCGAAGTAGGTGTAGACCTCGTGCCCGGTGCCGCCTCCCGAGTTGGCGTGAATGCTCAGCAGAGCGGCGTTGCGCTCGTTGGCACGCCGGGAGCGGTCACCAAGGGTCAAGAACTTGTCCGTCGTCCGGGTGGCAGTCGCCGAGAATCGAGAGTCCGTGCTCAAGATCCTGAGCAACTCGTTGCTGACCCGTAGCACGATGTCCTTCTCGGTGAACTCGGTTGCCTTGCCTCCGAGCATGAGGGAGCCGAGGGCTCCGGAGTCATGCCCCCCGTGACCGGGATCGAGAACGATCCGAATCGGCTCGGGTTTGGAGGGAGGCACCGGAACGGGAATGGTAGCCGGTTCCTCAAGATTGCGGAGGAACTCTTTGTAGGCACCCTCACGAAGCCACGGCAGGATCTCACCACGTTTGATTGGACCGTGGTGGCGAATCGTGAACCGCAGCAAGCGGCACACGTATTCGACGGCGAAAGCGTGACTCTGCTTCGAGAGCACCTGAAACAATTCGCAGACCTTGTCGGCGGAAAGCTTTTCGATGTTAATGTTCGCCTGCCTCGCATACTTCGCCACGGTATCCTTGAGGGACAGATCGAAATAGGTCGAGTTCCCGGAGCACTGGAAGATCCCGGCTTCCGTGGTGCAGGGGGTGAACGAAGCGGGGTTGGTGGTGTCCCGTCCCTCCAACCAATTCCACGAGGATTCAAAGCCCCCGAGAACCCGGAGCACCTCGCAAAGCCACGCCTTCCGTTCAATGGGGCGGGCCGAGTCGATCTGATACGCGGCAGGGACACCTCGTTGCAGGAAAGCGAAGATGTCCTCCTCGGAGGAGGACTTGTATTCGGGACTGACGATCTCGTCGGGCAGACCCCGAACAATGTTGACCAGTTCAACAAGGAAGGTCAATGGAGCGGAGCCCCGATTGTAGACTGCGGTATTTGCGACATCGAATTTCATGGTAGGTATAGCTAGGTGTGAGGTTGAACGAAATCAAGGTTGGTAGTGGGGGCGAAAGATCTGCCACTCGGGAGGGTTCGTGATGTCCACCGCATCGAAGGCAGTCGCACGAGATCCGAAGTTGCCCACCACGACACGCACGGTTTTGTCCAACCCTTTGTGGCGAACCTTGGTCTGTTGCCCTTCCTCGCGATACCTCGCTTTGATCCGCTGAGCCGCCTCATAGAGGGCGGAGTCGCTGGGGTAGCCTCGGGAAGAGAACGTGGTCACGTCATACCCTCGGGAAGCGGTGCGAATCACGTCAATCAACGCATCCTTCTCCACCCACAATTCGGGCACGACCGACTGCCCTACCCAATAATCAACGGTGTAGTAGTATCTCTGGTATCCAAGGAACTCGCCGATGCTGTTCCAGTGCTCACGAGCCCCGAAGTTGCGGGTCCGGTCGCCGAAAGAATCCCAGTCCACCAACCCGGCGCGGCGTGCTGCCGAGAGGATCTTCCCCAACTTCTTGTAGTTCTTGTCGTTGTTCTTCGTGTAGCTGCCGTCCGGCAACCGGTATGCCCAAGTGTCGGGGAACAGGTCGTGACCGAGGAACTGGTAATAGATCTGCCGCAGGGTGAGACTATATCCCTGCTCCTGCATTGACCGGCAGATGCGGAGGGTCTGAGCGATCACATACTCGTGCTCCGTCGTGAAGCGTTTACTTTCAAAGCATTCTTTAGCCATGGTGTTGTGTTAGGTTTCTGGGTTAGAAGGGTAAGTTTCAATCGTCACACTCCGACTCCAGAAGCCGAAGATTTTTCGAGATGTAGTCCGCAACTGCGTCCTCTCCTCGGGGGAGATCACTTTTCCCGTTGTCCCACAACCAGAGAAGATACCGGGCAGGAACGTCCCCCAGCTTCTCCCCCTTGTGCTTTCCATACGGCATGGGGTCCGAGTCACGAAGCGCATCCTCCTCCACGGGCTTGAATCCTTTGGGAAGATCACTCATGTTCTTTCTTGAAGCCTCCGTTCCGGCGATACTGGGTCAGGAAAAGGGCAACGCAGGCGAAAAAGTCTGCGACTTGGGGATCTTCAGCTTCCGCCGAGATGTCGAGCGTCTCCTCCAGTGCTTCCTGTATGAGAAAGTCAGCAGTATACTTGGGGGCGATCTTCGGACGAGCGGTCGGCGCGGATGACCCAAGATACACCCGTTCAAATTTGAAATTGACGTTGCACTGGAGGTTTGCTCGGAGCTTGTCAACGACGCTCTCCTCGAAAGGACTCCACGCTTGTTCGAGATTCCGGACCACCACGAGCCGGATCAAGGCGCGGGAACTGAACCCGATGATCCGGCCAAGCAGATCCCGAGACCGGGAACCGGGAGCGTCCCAGTCATCCAGATCCTCAAGAACTACGGGATGCAGAAACTCGGAGAACACCGGCTTGCCGTAGCAGTTTTCGAGCACGGTTTGTTTGATGTGTGACCAACTCTTCCCCACGATGACCGTGAGACCGCATTCGTAGTAGGACACAGGGTCTCGTTGCGGGATCGCGGGGATGAGGGATTGGGGAGCCGGACTCCCTTGGTTCTCGAATGCCTTCTGAAGCAGGTTGGGATCTGTGTCACTCATGATTATGGTTGTGTCTTCGGAAAAGGGTGGGCACCCCGGACGTGTCCGGGGTGCCCTTGTGTATCTAACCTAACAGTTACACAAAAGTATCTTCGCGAACGACCTCTCCATTTTTGCGGAGTTCGATTCGCTGAATGTCGTGCGGTCTCGCACGCTTCTCCATATCCCGGATTCGGGTCAGGAGGGCTTCGTAGCTTTCCGTCATGTCGTGAGACGCAGCACGAAGGCACATGGGAAGGGGACTGGGGTCGCCCTCCTTCCGGGGCTTGTTGAATCTGAAAAGCTCGAACCAGTGAGACTCCCGAGGAACTGGAGCAGGAGGGACCAAACTATCTGCCCCCTGTTGTGCCAGTTCCTCGGGAGTCCTCGAATACCCGAACTGGGATAAGGCTGGACCCCACTGTTCGTCCCGCCATTTCTCAGCAGCTTCCTTCCAATCTGGCGAAGCCTTGTCCCAGTCCCCTCCGTAAGCGTTGGCTATGATCCCCCACGCAAGCTCCATTCCAAGCATGAGGATGGAGATCTCGGGGTGGACGGTTGGGGGCGGGGCATCGCTCATGGTGTGAAAATTTTACGGCGCTCTCGAAAAAGGTCAAGAATTTTCTACACCGTTATTCACACCCGGCGATGATGGCAGGTCATTTCCCCCGGCGCTCCCGGCGCGTCCTCTTCTGGACGATCTTCCGTGCCTCATCTTCCGTGACCGGAATGCACTCCCGGAAAGGGTAGGCTTGAAGGTCGGCGGGGAGGTCGGGATGCCCGACCCGGTAGATGACTTCCCCCTCCAGCAGTTCCCGAAGTCGCAGTCTCCCGACTGCCCAAGTATCTGGGTCTCGTTCGTCGGTGAAGTAGCAGAGGTCTCCGATTCTCGGAGACCCGGCGCGGGAGAGTTTCCACGCCTTGTAGAGTTTGATCGCGGCGACAATCATTTTCCAACTGACCACAACCTTCTGGAGGTCGGTCAAAGAACGGATTTCTTTCAGATCCATATTGCTTGTTACAGTGTTAGAGCTAGGCGATTTGCAATCACACGTCGGCGATCTCGATTTGAAGATCCCTCATGCTCTTGATGGTGTCAACCAGAAGGGTCCTCTCCTTGGCTTCGAGACCGGGAAGGATGTGAATCCGGGAGAGGATGTCGTCGTAACGGGCATACTCCGTCTTGCCCACCTTCGCAGGCGTCCCCGGAGATCCCTTGGTTCGCGGCGATGATGGCGGGTCACTCGAAGCCGGAGCCTCGACCTGACCGGACGCCTTCTTTTCCGCGAACCTCATGAGCATCCCGAGCCCGAGTTCGAACCCGGACCCGGCACGGAGCCCCTTCCACTTGAGACCGAGGGTTCCCCCGTCCTCCGGATCGAGGGTGACTTGCAGCACCCTCCCGTCGTCATTCGTGATCTCGGGGCACTCCCGAGACACGGGCTTATCCAGTGTCGTCATAGCAGTATTGTTTTGTTAGGTTTGATCGGAGCGGCATTGCTCCCTGCAAGCCACCCTCGCGATTGCGAGGATGACCTGACAGGAACGATGTCAGTAGTCCCGGAAAACGTGGACCCGACCGTTGAACAGGACCTTGCTGTAATCGTGGAGGGAGAAAAGCTCGTCCTCCCACGACTCCCAGTCGGTGTGTCTCAGCAAGTGTTCCCAGAGATGGGGGAACTCGTGGATCTCCTCTTCGAACTCCTGCCGGAGACGCTCTTCGAGGAAGATTGCGACCGTGTTGAAGAAGCCGACGTGCAGGTCAATGGCTTCCTCCGGCGAAACCCCACAGGCTTTCTTGGAGATCTCCGTGTAGCCGGTCAACTCCTGATACGCCCCCAAGATTTCGCGGGACTGGTTGTGCTTCTGCTTCCGAAGATACTCGGGGCAGAGGTCCGTTCGTTCCCCCTCCTGAGCGAAGAAGGTGACCCCGGTTGCCTCACACTCGCAAGTGTGGCGAGAGATCTCACGGTAGCTCCTATCCTCCCAATGCTCGGAGAATTCCTCCAGAACCTTGTCGAGGTCGGGGTTGACCGACCAGTCGGCGGGGAGTTCATGATAGGCGTTGCCGAGAACGATGAGCACGACCAACTCGCGCCCGCCTTTCCGGGAGATCCAGAGACGGGACTCATCGGTGGCGGTGATCTCCTCCAGAGCAAGCTTACGGGACGCTTCCCGATTCTTGTGGAACACGTTCTCGTCCTCGTCCCCTCCATTGTCCACTCGCAGCAGGTCGAAACCCGCCGCTTGAATGCGCCGCAGAAGGTCTTGGACCGGGCGAACCCAGTCAATGATGGTGGTAGTCTTCAGTATCATAGTAGTATTGTTTTGTTAGGTTAAGTGGAGCGGGATTGCTCCCCGCAGAGCACCCCGGCTTTCACTGGGATGACCTGACGGGAGGAATCAGCAACCGAAACGCCGCTCGGACTGCCGCTCCAGAAAGGAGTCGTATTCGTCGCGAGCTTGCTGGTCGAGGTAGGTGATGACCTCCTTCTCGTGTTCGGGGTGAGGGACAAGGATGATCTTGTTTCCGTGGCATTCGTAGCAGGAGACATCGAAGTGCCCGTGGTGGTAGGACTCCTCGAAGTCGTGGTCATCGAAGTCCCCGGCAGACAGTCCTCCGGAGTCGATGGACGGGTTGACGTGGTGCCCGATGCCGTCACAGGTGGGGCAGACCGCTCGGGTCACCCGGACCTTGCGGTCTTCGCAATCCCCGTTCTCGTCATAGAAGTCGATCACCACCGTGAAGGGGTCGAGGATCGTGTGGAACCAGTCCCCTCGTTCCTTGGCACGAACCCGAGGGTCCGCGTAGTAGTTGAGATCATCAAGAATGTGTTGGTAGCTCATAGTAGTATTGTTAGGTTAGATTTGACGGAGCTTCGTTTCGAAGACTCCCCGCTACACCCTGTCAAAGTTGGTTGTAACTTCAACAGGGGGCAGACGGGAGTGTTCTTACCAGATCAGTTCGCGGTAGTCAACTTCCGCGATGAACTTGCGGGCATCGCTCTGGGAGATCGCCTTGCGGATCGCCACCTTGTTCTGCTCCCAGAGGGCTTGGGCTTGGAAGCATTCCAGCCGGATGGAGAAGATGTCCGACACGTCGCGAGTGCGGGGCTTGTGCTCGATCTCGCGACCCTTCCTGTCCGTGTAGGTGAACTTCCCGGCACGGAACTCCAAGATGTATTGGACGGCGAAGAGCGCCACCGTGTCCGACACCGAGATCCCGAAACGGTTCCCGGCAGGCGCGAACTTGCGGTGCTCCTTTTCGGATTCCTCGATCTGCCGACAATAGCGTTGCCAGTCGGTAAAGAGCCCACGATTCCCGACTCCCGCGTTCCGAAGAGCCCGGTAGAGGGTGTGAATGAAAGCTAGGGTTTCCTTTTTGCTCATAGTAGTATTGTTTTGTTAGGTTAGTGGAGATCCGGATTGGATTGCTCCCCGCAGGACACCGACCCCGAGGGATCGATGACCTGACAGGAGGAATCACAAGCCGTGAGCGGGGACGAGATGGTCGATCTCGTCCTGCCAGTCCTCACGACTGTTGGCGTGTCCCTTGGCACAGACCACGGCATTGCGATTGCCGTTCTTCGTGGCGAGGGTGAGATAAACTTCCCAGCCCTCCTCTTCGGAGTCTTCAGCCGGGGCTTGCGCCTCGAACTCGAAGCCCCGCGACTCCGCATAGCGGATGGTGCGGACCTGCTCGGGAGTGAGCACGGACTCATCATAGGGGTGTTGAATCATGGTATTATTGTTTTGTTAGGGTTGGCTGGAGTCATCGCTCCCTGCAAGACACCCCAACTTTCGCTGGGATGTCCTGACAGGAGAGATGTCAGAGTTCAATCAAGTGCGTCTCGGGTTTCTCGACCCGTCGTTCGCTCGTCGCTTTCTGAAGCACCCCCAATCCCCAAAGAATCAGGAGCACCAAGGACACGGCGAGCAGGAACCCGACGACTTGACCCAGTAGTTGTATGAGGAGACGGAGCATGTTATTCACCCTCCTTTCCACCTTCAACGACCACCCGGAGCGGGATGGTTTCGAGGATATGGTTGATCGCTTGATCGAACTCGTCTTCGTGATCCGAAGAGATGTCGAGTGCCCGGTGCCCGTTGTAGCGTCCGCCCTGCCCGTCAGTCTGAAGCCAGAGACGGATGCCGGTCCAGAGGTGACACGGAAGCTTGGCTTCATCGTAGAGGAAGTCCAGTTGCTCCGTGTAGTCCTCGGTCAGGGGAGTGTCCTCCCCCGGAGGTTCGCAGTCGCGGGCGTTGCAACCCCCGTTGTTGTAGAACTCGTAGGCGAGATTCCCGATGCACCGGAGCGACTCCCCGAGAAGGGTCGAAGCTTTCCCGGTGACAGGGATCAATTTCCGCACGAGTTCCTCATATTCTTGCTGGTGTTTGCCAGTTCGGTTGTAGTATGTGGGCATAGTATTATTGTTTTGTTAGGTTAGTTTGGATGGAGTTGGATTAACTCCCCTCACCCTGCCAACCCGAAGATTGACAGGGTGCCGGGAATCAACCTCGTCGCCGGAGTTCCTCCTCCCTCCGTTTCGAAGGAGGCGGGTAACACCGGGCGCAGGGGTAGAAGTTTGAGGGTGGCGTGTCGCCCGTTTTCACTGTCGGTGCCTGCCGGTTGCGGAGGCAGTTCGAATGTGCGTCGTGGTAGACACGGATGTGCCAGTTTGCGGTCAGCGTGCCGGTTTCGTTCCAGAGGTATTTCATCACGTTCCGAGGTAGAAGAACCACTGGCTTTGATGCTCGGGAACGCAGGCGCAGCCCCCGAAGAGGTTGCCCCCTTCGTTGCGGGTCGCCGCTTCGAATTCCTCCTCGGTGAAGTCGGTGAGGTCAAGACCCTCGCCCTCTTCTAGACGACGGACTTCTGCCGCCACCTCTTGAACCACGAAGGCCCCGAGTTCGATGTCGGAGAATCCATTGATCTCCGAGGTCTCCCACGCTCCATACTCGTGAATGTGCTCCCTGATCGCTTGCACCACCTCCTCGTCCTTGCAGACGTTGAGAGACTCCGAGACTTCGAGGGCATGGTTCCAAGTGATCTCCCTGGCATTACTGCCGAGTTCCGCCGCTGAACCGGAGCACCACCGGGCGGGAACCTTCCCGTCGAGGTGAAGCCCCACAATGTTTGTTACGTCGAGTTCCATATTATTATTGTTTTGTTAGGTTAGTTTGATTGGAGCGATTGCTCCCCGCAGGGCACCCCAGCTTTCACTGGGATGACCTGACAGGAGGAATCAGATGTTCCGGGAACCGGAGATCTGGAGCACCCAGTATTCCCCGGTGACACTTCGGATCTCGTTGACAGAGGTGCTGACACACCCGCAGCAGTCGTGCTCGTGGCGGCACCTCGAACCCCCGAGGGTGTCCGCGATGGCATGGAAGATCACGCCCAGTTGTTCCGTATGCTCGGGACCCCCGTCGCTTCCCAGCACCCTGAAGAACTCCTTGGTGTCGGTGTTCTCGATGCGGACCACGATCTCCCCGGTGAAGCTCTCCCCTTGGTCGTCCCACACTCGCTTGGAGGCGAGGAGGTGGAGGGCATAGGGGAAGTCGTCCCAGTTGTCGAGGTGCGACCATCCGTCACGATACTTGTGAGTCTCGCGAAGCTGGAGGTGGACGATCTCGCCGGAGAGGTGAACCTCGCCACCCGAGAACGTGAATCCGGGGATGTTGAGCGACACCGTGATCTTGGGGACCACGTCGAAGGCTTGAGGGATCACCTCGAAGATGGGGAACAGCTGGGTCAGTCGCTCCTCCACCGCAACGGTGATCCGGTCCCGAACCTCCTGCGAGAGCAGGGATGTCACGTCGATTTTGTCTTTGTTCATAGTAGTATTGTTTTGTTAGGTTAGTTTTG